AATATAAAATAACTGTTATCTGTTGAAATCAACGGAATGTGTATTTTAAACCAAGTATCGGTATCAGTATGTGTTCTAATTTTAGTACCGGGCGGATGTGCAGCAATACTCATTTGTCTAGCGTTAGGAAATTTCTCTAACAACCATTCTGCAAATCCAAATACTAGAGGAGTATTGCGGTATTCTTTTGTGCGATCTTTGTGTATGTTATATGGTGGGCATGGTTCTGATAAGTTTGCTAAATTACTTTGAATTCCCCATCCGTATACACCTGCAATGTTGTCTTGCAACTCTGCATCGTTAACAGAATTTAAATTATCGTCAGCGTTCCATCGTAGGTGAATAAACTTAGATTCTAATGTGTGAAGATAGTCTAGAGCACGGTCTAGATCAAATTCGATATCTAACGGTTTAACTAAAAAGTTGTTGTACATCATCTGTCCAAACTTTACCGTAAAGGTGTATTCTATTGGTCGTGCCTTTGTTTTCTAAACTATGAACTAGGGTAGTATTCACAAGATATGCCCAACCGGGTTCCATATGAAACTCTTCACCATCTATTACCCAATTACTTTCGTTATTGGTATAGATAGGAATATGTACACGAATTTTATCAGGACTATCTTGATGGTCAATTAATTTAGTGCCGGGGGTATGAATAGTGACTAACCACTTTTTACTACGAACTGGTAATTCTTTAACGATGTCTAATGCATATCCATCAAAGCATTTACGTGGATTAAGTTTTCCGTTGTCGTTATCTTTATATTCAGGTTTAGCTTGTCCTTGCTCAAACGGTTTAGGTCCAGGTTCATCGCTATTCCAACACAGTGTATAATATGAAGTATCGGGCATTAATCTATGTCCTACAACCCCATTAGGATCTCCGATATCTTCAATCCAGATGTGCTTGGTATCGCCATAGATAAATTTCCAATCACTATATTTGTTCTCTAGATCAGCATACCATGTGCGTAGCTTATCTAGATCAACTTGAAACCAAGGCAATACCTTCCACCCTAAATCTACAATAGGGTATTCTTGTATATAACGTTTAAATCCGGGGATCGGTTTGCCTTCCATAGTAATACTTATCTGAGTAAATATTGCTATGAAGCTAATCAGAGAGAACAAAGAAAAGCAACGTGCTACATATTTCTGTAAGGATCGATATAGAAAAGTTTGGAGAAACACTACTCCAGCTTGGATTAAAGAACATGTACAATTGCTCAAACAACATGTTCCCGGTTATGTATTAAATTTTGGTGATAACTGGATTGAATACTCTATAATTCCAGGAGTTCCTGCAAGCACATTATCGCACAGCCCAGAGTTCGTTGATAAGATTTATAAATTTTGTTTAGACAGCATTATTGAAACTAGTCCATATGTTCATGGAGATTGGTCATTGAGTAATATACTAGTTGACGGTGATAAACTTAGACTCTGCGATTGGGACAATCTAGGAATATATCCGATGACTGACGTACGAGCTAAACTGATTTCAGATTTGACAAATGCTTTTGGTACATCATTTCAGCAATATACTCAGCAGTCTTAGGACCCCAGTGTTCTCCATCGGTACCCCAATCAAACCGCTCTGTTAAACTACAATCATAAACACCCACTGACTCTGGATGATGGCCAAAATCTACAAACGGTACACCTAGTGCTTTCCACATGATACGCACTGCTCTTCTATGAAACGAGTTATGCTGTGCGCTGTTGCCGTTAAATGCCCATTCTAATTTTTTAGGATCTGACCAAGAGCCACAGTTCTCTAGTTGTCCGTGTGTGAATAAAGGAAATCTGTCTGCATTAGGCCACATGACAAACACTCCCTTAGGACGTATGTCTTGCTGTATCATTTCTATTGTATTAAAATACTGAATCTCAATGCTACTGCCACTCACTCCTAAATTGATTACCGGTGCTTGCAGTCTGTGTGACAAATGTTCTGCAATAGTTTGCTGATCGTCAGCAATACCGAGACCGAAACAAGCACTGCATCCTTGGACAACATAGCAACCGCTCCAATTAATATCATCAAACTCACTAGTACGGTATCCCATAGTGTTTACACGATATCCGGGTACTAGATTGGAAATTTTAAGCATGTGATATTTATTAAGTAAATACTATCAGAAGAATATTATGATGACACCACAGTCCTTTAGCTACCCAACAGTTGGCAACGACGGTATTATATATGTGCCTCCTTACGGATTAGAGGACACATTAGATTACATGCTGGCTATCAATCCTGTGACTTATGCTATTATAAAAATTCCTCTAGATGTAAACAATAGTAAAGAGAAATGGACTTTTGGAACTGTAGTAGGAGATAAGATATTTTGGCTTCCTTATGGTGAGGAAAGAGTATTAGTATTTGATACCTATCTCAAACAAGTAAGCTACATCAACGTAGCATGGCCCAATGATACTGAGATTATCAAAGGTAAGTACGTTCAAGGTCATGTTTACAATAATAAAATATTTGCTCTGCCCTATGGCGAGGATCAACCCTTAGACTATGTACTAGTAGTAGATTTGATTAACGAAACTGCCGAATTAAAATATGTTGCTGTTCCCGTTAACGATTGTAAGAAATGGCATCAAAGTGTATTAAGAGGCAACAAGATTTATGCTGTACCTCGTGGAGCATATACTCCATTTAATTTTGCTATCGAATATAATTGTGATGACGGAACTATTAAACTTTCAAATCTTGCTGATCTATATAAAGACCACGCAGATACTACTATGAAGTTTACTACTATTGCCATTGCGGATGATGTAATCTATGCGCCACCATATGGATATCATGATGATTTTGATTATATGTTAGTAAACAAAGACGGAGAATGGACTAGTAATCGTACAGGCATTTTAGGAACTACTCGAAAGTACTTTACTCACGTTAAAACTAAAAACAATAAATTGTATTTTCCGCCAGCTGGCCACCACCCTGGTTGGAGTAAGTTTTTAATTATAGATCACAGCAACATCAAGACCATTGACTTAGACGTCACAACAGAGAGCAAAAAATATTTTGCAGGAATAGAAAACAGTCAAGGTAAAGTTTACTATATTCCTCGAGGTGGTTGCGTGTGTGACCCAGACGCAGATCTAAAACTCACAGGCGATCTAGCAGAAGTGTTAGTAGTTGACAGCAAGGACGATTCGTATTATACTATAGACATTAGTGAATGCTTTACAGACAATACTACTATTGAAAAATACAATGCCTGCTGCATTGTCAACGATATTATATGTGCTATGCCCTACGGTGAAAGTGCATCGTTTCAAACTGTTCTAATATTCGATACTATATCTGAAAAAATTATTAAAACATTGGATCTAAATGACTTATAAATCTTTTGAAGATTATTATAGAGAAGCAGAGATTAAACACCTTGTGCTATTCAAGCACAACGGCTGTTTGATTAGTCCGCCGTTTTGTACAGACAGATGCAAAGATTATAGTCGTGTTATGATTTACAAGAATGGTAGTTGTAATTGGATTGATGTCGATACTCCACCGGCTACCAGCAAGTACAATTCTATGATCAGTATCGGAAACAGTGTTTTCTTTGCACCATACGGAATATGGGATAAGTTTAACACTGTATTAGAAATTAATTTTGATACAGATAAAGAAGTGTATCATACAATTAACAGTACAGCGATGGGCCAATTTTATAATATGGCCAGTGACGGTAATACTGCATTTTCAGCACCACTTGGGTACGAAGAAGTTAGTTTTAGTTTGTTTATCAAAGACGGGCAAGTAAAACAAATACCTATGCCTAATACAGGTGAACTTAAAAAGCACATGGGCACGGTCTGGGCTAATGGATTCTATTGGAGTGCTCCACGTGGTGAAAGCTACGACTACGATCAGATATTAAAGTTTAATCCAACCACTGAAGAACTAAGTTTTATTGCCGCTGACTTGCCGAAAGCAAGACGCAAGTACAGCGACTTTATTATTGCAGGAGATAAGTTATTTTCGTTGCCATTAGGTAGAGATTTTGATTTACATCAAATGCTGATAGTAGATACACTAACCGACAACGTTGAATTGGTTGACCTCAATGTTCCTAGATTTGTAAAAAAATACAATGCAGGCGTACTGTTAGATGATGTGATTATTGCTCTTCCGTATGGGCATAAAGACAATGGAGATGCTAACTTTGGCCTAGTATTCAATACTATTACATATAAACATTCTATCTTTGATATTGGGTTAACATTTGGCGGCAAATATAGATTCCGCTCAGGTGTAGAATATAACGGCGTGGCAGTATTCTTGCCTACAGGAACACCTAACGCTGATATTATTGTAGTAGATAAAACTGGAGCAATTTTGTTTAGGAAAAATCTACTTGAATATATCCTAGGAAGGCCTATTGTGCATGAAGGTCTTATTCACACTATTGCTTACAATGTTATAACTAAAAAACATTCGGTGTTAACCGTTGATAGCAATTACACTCTTAACTTTATTGAATTTCTTTAACTTGTTTACAATTTCAAGTTGAGATAAGTTATCAAGACCGCTTAACTGATGGTTCAGTGTTGCTACTGGAATAAAACCCAATGCTAAATTTTCGATGCCTAAATTTTTAAAAAACTCAGAGTTATCGTTTACCCATGACTGCACACGTTGGTTGAATTCTTCAAATTCGTTCCTTGGTCTGTCTGTAAAAAATTTAAGTTTAAAATCTGCACTGTAGTATTTTGCAGGACGTATATTGTGTTCTCCGACAATGTCGTCGTTGTCAATAAACAACTCAAGTAAATGCTTACCTACTTCACAATAGTTAATATAGATAGTGCCAAACTTCCAATCATATGTAAAATACTGGAAGTCAGCGTCATTTAATTCAAATCGATCGCAACTAAATGTACAAGTGATTGTTGGCGAAAGATGATTGCTGTTTAATAGCTTTTCGTAGTTATGAATATAAACATTGAATTTAGACACTGCGTCTTGTACTTCAGCAGGCGCAGAAGTGTACCACTCTGACGGTGTTAATACTCCGCCTCTAAGTGTTTCGAAAAACTTATGTAGATAATTTAAATCAATAGTTAGACTTGCAACAGGTATAGTATTTGGTTGATATCTATTAACTGTGTCTATACAATTATTAATTTCTTGAATATATCTATCAGCATCCCATGGCGAATCAGGCCAACCTGTAAATCGCCAATCCTCGAATAAAGGATAACTCTTACCTATTTCCAATGACCATTTGTTAGCAATGCTAGTATTGTTTAAATCAAACATTAAATTGTAATCGTCGACTCCGTTGGTCAACGTAAGTGTAATATTATTCATTTTCTTTTCTAAGATAAATGTCACTTAGACAACTGCATAAATCTTTACCACAAGTGAGTGCAGTTTTAGGAAGTGTAAAGTCTTGGATAGTGCCCAACGGACCTTGCCCGCAATCTGCACTAAACACAGATCCTACATAATCAATATTGATCATATCTATACCTGCCCAACATTTCCAACCTTTATGCTTGTTTAATCCACGTAGCACTAGCTCATTGGCAGTTATTGGTTCGTCGTCTAACAACAATATTCCTCTGTGCAATTTCTCGTCATTAAGTGGACGAAAGTACGGCCAGTTTTTAATAAATTCTTTTTGGTCTTCGGTGTAATCAGCAACCTGATTTGTCATATTGATTTTGTCTAATACCATCTTAGGCCATACTGCAACGCTGCTATTTTCAAATAAGAATTTAGCTACTTCAACTAGTTCGTCAAATTGCTCAGGTACCATCATTAAGTTTACTGCTACTGGACAGCTAGCAGCATTGGCTATTTCAACAAAGTGCTGCGGAGTAGAGTATTCGGGATGATAGCTTATCATTATTCCCTCGGATAACTTTCCTATAGTGGAAAAATATGCTGCATCTCTACTACCGTTTGTTAAGAATGTAAAACTATTACCATACGATTTAACAAGATTAGCAAACTCTAAAAAGTGCTTCCAATATGTAGGCTCACCGCCGCTTATTCTAAAGCAGATATCCTTGTAAGGCAACTGTTCATTTATCTTTTTAACAAATTTCTCAACATCATTCCAACTAGGCCAACCGGTACTTCCGTCGTTAAACATACTAGGACAGTACGAGCAACGATAATTGCATTTATTTCCTAGATTCCAAGTAATAAGAAACCAATTATGTTTGTTAGAATTCTGGTAGGTTAGTTTCATTCTGCGATTAGATTATTCACAATTAGAGCACGAGTGCGTTCATTTAATTTAACTGTTAAAATCAATGCATATAGTCCATTGCTAAAACTAAACACACTGTGATCTAACTGAGTGTTAGTAAAGTACAACCATCCTGCTTCTGGGTAGATTGGTTTGCCATCGAACATCTGTACATAGTTCTCCGGACTGCAACGCCCAAACACTGCTAGCATCCTAAAGTACTCAGGACTTACTTCGTGAAAATCTCGGTGAGGAGGAAAGAATCCACCTTGATCCACTCTAAGCAAATGTACACGACCTATATCCGGAGCAAACACATCAACGAGATTTTTAATTTCAGGAATACTGTTATACACGTCTGTTGGTGTGTTAAAGTTTTCTTCTTTCATTTCAACATCGTGATATTTTTGCATATATCCAAAACTATTGAGATGATAATTATCCATAACATCACCAGTGTGACTGGTCACTGGTAAGCCCCAGCGATTGTTATGCGAATCTTTTTTTACATTATATGGGCACCAATTGTCCTTAAACTGTTCTAGTTGTTGCTCTACACCTACAGGACTAAAATGCCATTTGGTTTTTACAAAGTTTCCTAAATGTACAAGACTGTTCCATAGTGCTGCACGTTCTAATTCTTCATGTGTCATAAATTTGCCAACTCCGGGAATATAACTTTATAGTCTGTTCCTCTAATACTATCCATGTTTTCAGCATATTCTTTAAATGCTGGGACTAAATGTGAATGATCTTCCGCTAGTACGAATTTTAAAATACTAGCCCATCTGTTCCATCCATTAGGATTTTCCTTCCAGAAGATATCGTCTTGTGTATAATTATCCCATAACCACTGTTTAAAATCTGCAAACTGGCGTTCAAGCTCTTGCTTGTCCTCCAATGGTAGAATCCTAGGACTTAGATAGGTAGGAATATACAATAAGTGCATGTTAAGTAGACCACCACCGGCTTCGAATTTTTCAACTTTAAACTTATTAATCTTTTTAAAGTTCTTGCTAATTTTCCATTTAGCAAAATCAATGATATGCTTGATGTTAAAAATTTGTACAGCACATGCTATACCAACTTTGATATTGTCAGGAGTGTTATCTAACTTGTCAAGCGCTGATTCGATCTCTTGCCACTTAACTGGATAGCGGATATAATGATTTCGATCACCAATTGCATCGATGCTAAATGCAAAACGAACTTCTTTAAAATGACTCCATACCTCAATTATGTCATCACCAACTAATACTCCATTGGAATTATATCGCACTGTGATATTTTTGGCGTGTCCCCTACGTATGATTTCTTCTAAGAACTTTTTGTGTTCTTTGATCATTAACGGCTCGCCGCCAGCGAAGTATAGTTGTCGTATATTAGGAATTTGTTCAAAAATCTCTTCCCATAGCTCTGGTCGTTCGTACCAAGTATTATTAAACTTTGTCTTGTCCCATTGAATCTGTTGTAATATAATAGGGCTACGAGTCTTTTTAATAAGTTGATCGTGATCTTGTGTCCAACGACTGCTGTCGTGTGGTGTACACATTACACATTTTAAATTACAGGTGTGCCCTAATCGTAGATCTAGGTATCGTATAACAGGAGGAACAGTACCGTCTGGGTCTGTTTCATTAACTAATTCAGTTAAGTCTAATCCTTCACGATCCCAAAAATACGATTCCCACACACGTTTACTCATTACGCCATTAGATTCTTCTTCGAAACATTTGCTACAGCTTAATGGAATTTTGCCGTCTAGCATAGTACGCCTAACATCTTTCATATACTCATTGTTAAACGCACTTAATAGTGAGTCTGTTCCAAAGTTTGCAGGTTGTCCATTTTCTTTTTTAACAAGGCCTGCATCCATTATTCCCTTAGTAGCTTGACTAGCATTGCTACCACAGCAAAGCCTTGCATCGCCGTTGGGCCTAGTGGCTACATGTATCCACGGCAAAGCGCAAAAGGTGTTGCTACTGGATACTTCCTCAATTCTTTCCTGCCAAACTTTTAATGTTTGGTTGTTGTGATCTTTCCAGAATGGTTTAGACATTAAATTGCTCCTTGAATTTGTCTATCTTACCGCATTGCTTACTGCATTGTAGTAGTGGGCTAGAAGCCCATTGATCTTCTATCTTTTTAAAATATGCACTGCTAAAAATTTGTTCTAGGCTAGTGGTTCTTAATGTTGGATTACTAAATCCCTTGTCCTTAAAATCAACATAGCCGGGGTTAAACGGAGGCACCGCCCTAAAGTCTAACCAACAACAGGCAGTGACTTCCCCTTGCGCATTTACATAGATGCTTTGTTCTTTGATAGCCTTGCAGTTTATCTGTGTATTTTCCAGTGGATTATACTTAATTAATTTTTCAGATAACGCCTTGCTGTGTATGCTCGGGTGAAGTATATGGCTAGTGGTTCCGTCTTTGTTCAGTACTGTCTTTTCACCATCTTTAAAACGAGATGTATGCTTTGCTTGGAACAAAGAAAAACCTAACTCTTGTGCGAGCTTATCACACTCGTTAACCTGATGTGCATTATGTTCAAATACTAACATATGCCATTCGGCTATTCCTCCAGCTTGAATAAAGGTATAAGCATTATCGATAATTTTATCAAAGTCTGTACCTATACGATATAAGCTGTGGGTATCTTCTAGTCCGTCAATTCCAAATACAACACGCACCTTTAATTTTGCAAGAGTATACCACCACTTGGAATCTCGGGCGCTGCCGTTGGTATTCATGCTTAACTCTATACTAGGATTTACTTCACGTAGGTATCTAAAAATATTCAAGGTGTCTTTAGCTACTATAGGATCACCGGTATTGCCACACATGTATAGTCTACCTAACTGTTGAATAAACTCAACAGGAAACCAATGCTTAAATTGCTTCAGTGTAATTTCATCTAATTCTAACCACGGGTTTTCTATTCCGCCATGTAAATTACGCACACACATAGGACAACTAGCCTGACATTTGCTGGTAATCTCAAGATGTACTGTTTTGATATTTTCTATATTATACATTTAATTTACGTTTCGTGATTCGAACTTCTGATTTGCAGCTACACGTTATCATTGAACACCTAATAGGTTTAATTACGCTAGCAGTGAACTTTTCAACAAAATCTACATCATGTATTTTAAAATAGTTGTTGCCATATATTTTAAGTTCGCCACATGCACCTTGTAGTGTGCCGTCACGTTGTACGTTGACTCTGTCAACACCTAGATTACATTCCCAACCATAAAAGTTATTCAGCTTCTTACTGATAATAGCGAAAGATGTGTATGGTGTGTTAGTACCATTATCCCATGTAATCGTTGCCTGTGTTTTATCTTCTTGTATGTTGTTAAGAGATTTCATCTTGTCTAGGTATTCTTTTGGAGGAAGTTTTTTTATTTTATTTTCTAGATAAGAAAGTTGTTCAGTGGTGTAATCTTGTATAATACCTACAGCAGCACCAGTAGATGTGACCAGTGTTGTTGTTTTAACCAGCCACGGTGTTGGATGTGCAACTAACTCATCCACTAACTGAGTGCATTTGTCCCACGCTAATGGATCCATGCAAACACTAACTCCACCAATTGTTGTTTCATTGCTGTAAATTAAGTCCAACAACTCTTTTATATGTGACGTATTAATGAATTCGTGGTGGGCACTAATTGCAATATCGTTAAAATATTTAGAATACTCATGCCACCATCGCATGGTCCTCGACCCATTTGTGTCAACTGAAACTCGAATATCGTGTCGTTCTTTTAAAAACTTTACAAATTCACCTAGCTTAGGCCACAGTGTAGGTTCGCCACCAGTAAGTTCGATGCTGATTATTTTTTTGTTAAACTGCGTTTTGTAAATCGTAATTAAGTGATCGAAGTTTTTACAGATTAAATCAAAGTCTGGCCATGTTGTTGTTCCTGCATGAGAATCAGGCCAGCAGTAATTGCACTTATAATTACATACATTAGTAAACTCATAACGTATGCTGAGATAATTGTCAAAGTCTGGATTTGTTATAGCTACGGGGTTCATAAAGACTCTAGTCCTTCGTAGATTCCAGCTAGCTTTTTAAAATTATTTGTGTTCTTATCGTTAGATAACAATCTTAATAACTGAGGAGCATTGCGTTCAATTAATAATTTATGTATTCCTGCATCAAGTATCTGTGTTCTCAGTATAGGATAGCTTAAATTTAAAACAAGATTTATTAAATTTAAATTATCGTAAGGAGACAGGGTAATAGTATTTCCTAAATGCCAGTGTTGGAAGTCGTTGCTGTTTCTAATAACAACATGTTCTTTTAATTCTGCTTCACTGTGGAATTTTATTTGCTTTGCTGCTTCCAATGTGCTAGCGAACTTTTCTTTTAGAAAATATCCACTGTGATAATACGGTTGCTGTTTACATACTTCGACTATATCTTCATTAAAGTAGTTTAACACGATGCAAGCATCATAGGGATTCCGCATCAGCATTTCGTCGCCATTGGCACCTGATAAAAGAACTTCAGGAGTTCTCCAATGCTGTAGGCTTTTATATGCCCAAAACTGTTTTAATTTAGATCGATTATGACACATAAAATAATCTAAATCAAAATGTTCACAATTTACTAATTCATACGGTATCTTATTTTTAACAACATAGGCTGCTAACAGCAGCGTATCAACTCCGCCGGTTAAGAACAACTTAACGGGCTTATCTGTTTCAAAATTTAAAATAGTGTTTTCAATAGTAGTGTCTATCTGATCAATAATTTCGCTATCTGTTAAATTCAACTTTTTAAATTTTGAAGATGGCTTATCTATTCGTATAATGGAGTTTGCAGTGACCGACACTTCACCTACGAAAAAATCTCCTGATAGTAAATTCGACACAACAAATTTTTCAGCATCAATAAACATAGGAAAGGTTTGGCGTTCACCAGAGTCAACGTGTACACTGTCATCACTGTATGAAATCGCACAGCTTTTTCCCGGATAACCTTTGCTAATATAATTTTCATTAATCGTCCATCCGTTATCAAAGTCAACACAAAACTCTCCCCATTTAATATGGTTAGGGAAGTCGTTGTTTATGTGCTTACTAATCGAGAAAAACATTATTGCTTACCTATAATCATCCAACGAGTGTACAGTGGCAATTCTAATTCGCCTGCCCATACAACATTGATGCCGCATTGTGATTTAAATTCTTCTAGTGTTGCTGCTGTGCGGATATGCTCCGGAATATCATAATTATTACTTTGTAATACTAGTAAGCTGTCTGCAGGCATTCCGCTTTTCCACAAGTCAAATTGATCTTGTGCAATGTGTTCGCAACTAGTGTTAATTACAACATTAGCATCACTGCGTATCTCGCACATGTCTGCGGTTATTGCACGAAATCTACCAACTATTTCTTCTTGCTTGTTCATCATAGTAGCAATAGATTCGCATGTTGGGTCGATGTCTACACTGCGGATATTTTTTATGGGAATTGAACTCTGGAACAACATACTAGCTAATACACCAACCCAACCTCCGTGGATGTCTATACTAATAAAAGTATTAACATTTTTTCTTAGGTTGGTAATTAGCCACTCTTTGCTTTTAAGTTGACCACTCCAAAATGCATCCATTGTGCGTATTGGATCTTCACTTTGCCGGATTGCCTGCATCCAGAAGTGTAAGTGTTCTGTATCTATTTGCATTTTGGTATCTTGCTATCGGCTGAACTAACACAACTAGGTGTAATGCAGCGTTGGGGTTTCTTAAACAATTCGAAACTTTCTAAAGTTCCTAATGGTTGGTCGTGACAACTGTACGATCTCTTTACTTCGTTGCTTCTTATTATAACACTTTGATAGCCACTATTGCAAGACCAATCTTGGAAATTATTAAATCCAAATGCATTAAATCTTTCCGCTTGGTCGAACAGATATTCGTTGTCGTCCGCATCGTATAATGCTACTTGATAGACTTCTTCTCCATTTGATCGTTGGGGGAATCCTGTTTGCATTCTGTGGATTTGGTCTTCTGTATATCCATCAACAATCCTGGAAGCAGTCGGGTCGGACTGGGGTTTGAGAGTAATATTAATACCTCGGGCGGCAAATCGTCCCATACGCTCGTAAAGCTCTTCAAACATTTCCGGAACCATAACTTGATTGATTGTGACATGAACTCTCTCATACATTAATTGCAGGCACTTATCGCCAAACTCTTGTTCTTTAGCAAACTCTGAATGATAGCTTGCCGTTATACTTCGACGTTGCAGCATATCTGTGTTAGCGCACCAAGTCTTCCACCACTTGCTACCTGGACTTAGGTTAGTGGTCATGTGTACACTTTGGTAAGAACTCTCTACATCGTCTTGCAAATATTTAACTAGATCATTTAGCTGTTTATATGCAGTAGGTTCACCGCCACTAAAGCTCCAATGGAACTGATTGAACCCATTTAGTTTGGCTTGGCGTTTAATTTCGTCTATGGTGTGTTGGTATACTTCTAATTTTTCATGATCAACTTTATCTGATCTAGCATACGGCCAGCAATAACTACAATTATAGTTGCAGAATCGTCCTAGTATCCAGCTAATAGAGAACAACGGTTTGGACAACATTGTTCGCTGTCCAAATCTAACTATTTTTTGAAATGGTATTTCTTGAAAATTGGCTATCATAATATGCTAATATTTAACCACTAAGGGGTTGCTCTTAGGCAAACAAGGTTATATAATATACTTGTGGCCGTGAGTGGAATAGGCAGACCTCCCGCTAGTCCCATAGACTAGATTGGGGATGGAGCAATGAGTATAACTCGCAGCTTTTGTAGGTTCGAACCCTACCGGCCATACCATTTTTTTATTAAAGGAAAAAAAAATATGTCAACTACAGCAGAACAGTTAAAAACACATTTCGAAGAATTTCTTGCAGAAGATGCAAAGTTTACAGCAGGTAATAGTGCTGCAGGAACTCGTGCTCGTAAAGCACTTGCTGAAATGGCTAAAGCTGTCAAAGCACGCCGCAACGAAATTACAGCAGAGAAGAACGCACGTAAAGAAGCCAAGGCCTAATATGAAAGACCAAGACGACACCTTCGATCTTGGTAATTGCAGTGCCGATGACTTTTCAGCTATTACGAGTATCGGCACTGCTACTATTACCTTAGATCCATCGCTGTGGAACAGTGATAATCTTACCATTGCTAGTGGTGCGGGTACAGCTTATAATTGGAATCAACCGTACACTACAGACTATGCGTTTACTACTAATCAAAATACAGTTAGTATTGACACAGGAGGTCTTACCATGGCTCCTGGTACTGATATTACTGTAGGTGGCAAGAGCCTAACCAAAGCTATTGAAAAGATTGAGGAACGTCTTGGTATTTTGAATCCGAATCCGGATCTAGAAGACCGTTGGGAACAACTAAAAGAACTTCGTAGGCAGTATATGGCTATGGAAAACGATATTCTCGAGAAAGAGAAAATCATGAATATTTTAAAAGGATAACAATGAGAGTACGTATTGTAGGCTACACAGTAGCAGATCCAGAGTTTGTAGCAGACTGTAAAGCAGAAGCACTGGCCAAGGGTAAGACAGAACCAGAGTTTGCAGATATCCAGGATTTGATTGCGTTCTGTGCAAGGGTGAGTAATCCTGCTAACCAAATGAATGAAGAAACCAGTGCTAAACTTATCAAGTATTTGATCAAGCACAGTCACTGGAGCCCGCTTGAAATGGTTAATGCCACACTTGAGATTGACACTACTCGTGACATTGCACATCAGATTGTGCGTCACCGTAGTTTTGCCTTCCAAGAGTTTAGTCAGCGTTATGCTAATCCAGAAGACATGGGCGATATGTTTGAGTATTCGGAAGCACGACTGCAGGATGAAAAGAATCGCCAGAACTCAATCGAAACTGAAGACCGTCAGTTGGCTACAGATTGGCTTCATGCACAGATGCGAGTAGCACATACCTGCAAGAAGGAATATGATTGGGCTATCAGCAAGGGCATTGCCAAGGAACAGGCACGTAAAGTTTTGCCAGAAGGTATTACAAAAACTCGATTGTATATGCAAGGTAGTTTGCGCAGCTGGTTGCACTATATCGAATTACGTAGTGAAAATGGTACACAGAAAGAACACATGGCTATTGCGGTTGCCTGTGCAGAAATTATTGCTAAAATCTTTCCGCTAATGAATGAACTAAAGGATATCTAAATGTACGCAGCAACTTATAAATCAACTGATCAAATTATCAGTGCAATGAATCGTGTGTATGGACACATGTCGTTGGCAGTCATTACATCAATGATTGTTAGTTATTTTGTAGGAACTAGTCCTGAACTCCTACAGTTCTTTTTTACAGGAGCGATGAAATGGATTGTTATTTTTGCTCCACTTGTTGCTATCCTAGGTATGAGTTTTGCTGCAAGTAGTTTTAGCAAAAGCGGATTGCAGATATTCCTGCAGGTGTTTGCTGCTCTAATGGGATTGAGCTTTGCTACAATCTTTGCAGTCTATACTATGGGCAGTATCTTTACAGCCTTTATGGGTGCAGGAGTGTTGTTTGGCACTATGAGCTTGTATGGGTATTTTACTAAGAAAGACCTAACGTCAATGGGTCAACTGATGTTTGTAGGATTGATTGCAATTATTATTGCAAGCGTAGTTAACATCTTTATTGGCAGTACAGTAATGCAGATGGTTATCAGTGCTATTGCTATTATTGTGTTCTTGGGATTAACTGCATACGACACACAAAAGATCCGCGAAATTGTAAGTGTTGGCGGCGACACAGGTCGAGAAGAAGTAATGGGTGCTCTAACACTGTACCTAGACTTTATCAACTTGTTCATTCACTTGCTACAACTATTTGGAAATCGTAAGTGAAAGAAAAAGACAACAAGTTCTGTGAGAATTACGAAGTACGCATTCTCAATGACCAAAAGAGAAGGGCAAGGTATCATCGGCCCTTCTACTTTACCGAGCCAGATAATGCTTCTATTATAAGAGACCAAGAAGTTCAGTTTGAAACTGAAGCAGTTCTTACTGTTGAAATTCCGGAAGGAAGATTCCGTTCTTTGATAGAAATGGAAGATCGATTCTTTAATCGTCAGCGTCACGAGCAGTATCAAGTTGGTATGTTTGATATGCTGATGGAAAAAGAGCGAGAAGAAGCATATATTAGACACACAAATGCAGCAGCGCAAAAAGCATACGAACAGTACAGCATGATGTTGCATCTAGCAGGATACACCAAAAAACTATGAACACTGCAATTGTTATACCCGCACGTTTGGCCAGCTCACGATTTCCCAACAAGATGTTGTGCGATGTTGGAGGCAAAACATTAATTAGACATGTTTACGACCAGTGTCTTACCACAGGTTATGATGTATACGTTGCCACTGACAGCGAAGAAATTGCAAGTCAAGTTGAAAACGCTATTATTGTTCCAGATGCTGAAAACGGAACTGAACGCATTGCCTTTATGGTAGACCAGATTCCGCAGTACAAGGCCATTATTAATGTGCAAGGTGACATGGTTCGTGTGCCAGTAGAGGATTTGCCCAAGCTGACAAAGCTGTTAGAAAAGTATCATGTTGCTACTCTCAAGCATCCTATGAAGGCAGAGCAACAACTAGATCCAAACACTGTAAAAATTATCAGCACATCACATCAAGCACACTGGTTTTGTCGAGCTGCATTGCCCTATGGTGATTGGCATTATGGCATCTATGGATACCATCCTGCATTGCTAAAGAATTATCCAACTATGAACAAGCATCCCGAAGAAGATATTGAAAGTCTTGAACAACTACGTTGGTTGCAAAATGGCTATACTATTGGTGTGGCTGAAGCAGGGCTAGCTGCTGAAATTAACACTCCAGAAGATTTAGAGAATTATCTTAATTCCCAAAGGAAATAATATGACAGCCTCACAAATACAAGTTGCAACAATAGGATGGATTGTGCTAACGGGCATTGTCTACAGTCATTCAGGGTGGCGAGAAATTACCAACTGCTACAAAATGTGGCTTACTAAAGAGTATTGGACAAACTATAATATTATCGAAGCGGTGAGTTGGATTGCAAAGGCCATTATCATCGTTCCGGGCCTAGTTTATGGTATTCATATTTGGCAATTATATATCGTAGCATTATTTACAAGCATGGCTCTTATTTGGGTTAGCAATAAAAAGCTGCTACCTACTCTTGTTGGATTTAATACACTTTGGATATGGTTAAGTATGATGGTTATATCACAAAATATAGTATCATGAAACAGCTTCTTTCACATATTTGTTATTTTTTGGGAGACATGATCTCCAAACTGCTCTATTGGGACTTGCTCTCTTGGGTATATCCAGTGTATAATAAGTTAATGATATGGAGCAGTGACTTAGACGAAAAAGGTGAGATATGGAAGAAAGCAGATACGGAGTAAAAATTCATCTAGCTCATTCAGACTGGATCTGGGTGACTGAAAATATTGGCAGGTGTATGGACTTAATTCCTGTACTTTTTGATAGTTATGAAGAAGCAGAGGTATTTGCTAATATCTGGCGACTAGCTGGTGCAGAAGGTAATGTAAAGGTAGAATTATATGCGAGTTAAAATTGATGGTTATAAAAACTGGTTTGGTCCCTACCAACTAGCTAAACTGCTGTGCTTCTGGGCTAAACCTGTCAAGAGCGAGTACGACTTCGAAAGTGAGCCGCAGTGGGTTCACAACTTTGGAGAATGGCTTGCCCACGGTAGTGTAGAGCCTGAACCTAAAGTAGGTGAAATTTCCTCGTGGGATCGCGAGCGTCACGACACATTGTTGAGCCGTTTCCTAACTTGGATCCACAGCAAACAAAAGCGTACTATTAAGGTACAGATTGATCGCTGGGACACTTGGAGTATGGATCATACTCTTGGCTACATCGTGTTGCCTATGCTCAAACAGCTAAAAGCTACCAAACACGGTTCTCCCTTTGTAGATGACAAGGACGTTCCTGCAGAACTGCGTAGCACTGCTGCACCACCAAAAGAGAACGATTATGATACAGATGAGAATCACTTCAAGCGTTGGGACTGGGTTCTTGATGAAATGATATTTGCGTTTGAAACCAAAGCAGGTAGCCTTGAAGATTGGGAAGATCAGTTCCACACTGGTGAACACGATATTCAGTGGAAGAAACTTGAAGGCGGCAACAGCGAAATGATTCGCGGACCGAACGATACTAGTAAGTACGATATGAAAGGGCGTAAAGCCTATCAGAAACGTATTTCAAACGGCTTTAGACTATTTGGGAAATATTTTGAGAGCTTGTGGGATTAGCTTGCATACACTATTGTTGATATTCTAAAATGATAGAAAAGAAGTTTGCTCTGTTTCCAACTCGTATGACAAGTGGTAGGTTAGTGTGGCTAAAACACTACAACTTACATCGCAGTTTGTATGACGAGTCGACAGGCAAGCCTCCTATAAATTCTATGTATTTTGAATTTACAGAAACAGAAGCTGAGGCAACTTGGCGGATATTAAAAGAAAGTGTTGTACATAATAGAAATATTTGGAACACTCACGAGTTAACAAAAAGAGACAGTAATCGTGGCTAGAATTATAACCTTCGGTTGTTCTTTTACGTATGGTCAAGGGTTGCCTGATTGTGATCCTGCATACACTTTTAGGAACACGCTGTTAACTAATACTGCTAACCCTAGCAAGTTTGGTTGGGCCACGCTGCTAGGAGAAAAACTAGGACTAGAAGTGGTGAACCTGGGCGAACCGGGCATAAGCAATACAGAAATATTGTACAACTTATTAGAGTTTAGATATCAGCCCAATGACATTGTGATTGTTATGTGGAGCAATTATCCAAGAGATATTATGTTTACTAAAGGATTTGTATCTAAGAATACTAATACAAGATTTAGTAATCTAAAAAGAGGATTCTTTAACAAGCGGCTGGCAATTTGGGCAAAAGGCAAAGATAATAAGCAATGGATTAAGTATATGAGCGAACACGACTACTGTGTTAAAACACAGATGCACATGCATCATGCTGATTTATTTTTTAGAAGTTTAGATGTTAGCTATATTCACTATCCGTGTTCACCACACGAACTAGAAGAAGTATCATTAGAATTCTTACCTGTTCACAATGCTTGCTATGATGGATTATTTTGGGTAGATATCACTCCAGACGGTCATCACGGAATCGAATCAAACAAACTTGTAGCAGATAACATTATTAACTTTTTAAAAGAGAGGAAAATATATGACACCATTTAGAAACTGGATACACAATCTCTGGATTGACAACTGCGAAGAACATAATGTGTTCGGCGAAAAAAAATACACCGAAGCGGAATATTTCCAAAAGTATAAATGGTGGCTGCGAAGAGAATACAAATTTCAAAAACAAAGGAATACTAAATGATTAACGAACAAGGTGAACCAGTAGATTCTATCAGCGAACTCTATCAAGAGTATTGGGCGTTCCACGCTAAGATGATTGGGTTAGAACATAATCCGTTAGAAATTGCGGCCATCCTAATGGCGCAGTCATTGAGCATGTACAAGACTATACTCGATAAGGAAGACTACGACAAGATTGTTGACAATATGTCAGAGCTTCGAGATAAAGTTAAACCCCTAGATGAAAACGATCAATATTATCACTAAGGAAATATAATGACAACTGAACAAGAAAAACAAGAACTTATTGAGATTCTTAAATTTACTCCACGCACTTACACAGTTCATCTATGGGGATACGGCGGCGAATGGACTATGGGCACAGTAAGTCGTGAAATTTATGATTACTTTAAACGGCACCGTTTAGATCTAAACGAGTACGCATGGGATAGTGATTATGCCGAAGCGCATGACATTCCAGAAGATATGCAACCATTCCCATCGGGCAGTTGGTATGACTGTGATGATATTTGTCACGAAAGCGGTGTTGATCGCAGTGCAGGCACACTTCAAATCATAGACGAGAATGGTGAAACTGTATACCAACGCTCAATGGATGATATCAACGGTTGCGAAGCCGGCGACCCGGAGTTTGAAGGTGATGGTGAATACTCGATTGACGAGCAAGACGCAGGCACTGTAGTATTCATTGGTACCAGCAGTGAAAAAGGCACATTCTTTGAAGGCGCTTTGGATCTTACTGCTCCTTTCGATATTACCAAATTAAAATTAAGCTATAATGAAATCGACGGTAATGAAATCATTGCAGGTGTAGTCTACGACGGCGAAGACATCGAAGGACACGACGGCTACTCTACTACTGGCAAGAGCAGCGACTTTGGTTTCTACATTGCTGGATCACAGAAAAACGGCAAGTGGGAACGCTATAAGGACAAAGACGACATCGAGTACACTCTAACAGAGTGGTTTCCATCTACGGTTGACCCTGTAAGAGAAGGCATGTATAATGTAGAGACAGTAGAGGAAAGAAAATATCAAGCTATGTGGAATGGCCAGTTTTGGCATAACGATTGGAACGATGAAAAGCTCGAAATCAAACAGTGGCAGGGTATCGACCATGATCCCGATGCTGACTTAGATAACGTTGATACCACTGCCGGTAGTTGGCCTTTTTAAACACATTTAGATAACTATATTTTTAGGAGACAGGAAATTAACATGAACTTCGAACTATATGAAGTTTGGGCGGAAGATGAAGACGGCCATACAGAAGTACAAGATACAACTGCTAGTAGAAAACAAGCATTTGAAATAGCAGAATCGCTGCTAGGGCAAGGCTATTTGTTTGCAACAGTGTTTCAAGAAACTGAAGATGGTGATTTAAAAGAGATACAGCGTTTTGAACACGGTTGACAAACATCTCTTATGGTGTTATAATAGCTGTATTAGACAAACGCACAGGAGTGAAACATGGCAAAATCAGTAGGTATTAAAGTTCCAAAGAAGAAGGCACGTATTGCGCCCACAGTTAAGCGCGGCGCAAAGATAATTGGGCCAGCTTGGGCTGGCTGCGAATCTTGGAGTGGTGCAGAGTATCATCGCTTCCAGCGAAATTCAAAATCCTTTTACTACGACAACTACAAAACTGCTGATCTAGAACCAGAGTGCTGGGCATGGATGAAAGAAAACGGGTATACCGCTGAACAGATTCGCGGTGCTAAAGCAGCCAAAGGTGCAAGTTCTGTTAACGTAAACACTGCCATCCTGTGCAAAATGTTGCGCTCAGGTATGATGGATTATAATCCAAAACAAGATGCTTACTGGCAAGAACTTCCTGGCACACAAGGTGCTATGAAGCCAATATCTGAGCATCTTAATAAAGTACTGGCAAGGACTGTCGAAGACGGTGCTAAAGAACTTGCTAAAAATAAAGTAGAAGAGAAGGCGGCGAGCGGTGTATATGTTCCTACTATCCAAGAACGTATTACATCACAGGCACAAGCTGCTGCTGAAGAAATTGACGAGTGGTTAGAAGGCTTTATCACTGACAAGAAAGGGTTTGATCCGAAAGGCTTTAACTTTAAAGGTCACTTCAGCAACAAGGGTGTCACACAAGCACATGCTCGTAAATTGGTTAAGTTTTACGAAAATGAACTTGCAGAGTTTTTAGAAATTCAAAACCCTCCAACTGCTGCTCAACTCAAAAAAATGTCCGAAAAAGAACAGGACATGGTAGAGCAGTTAAAAGAAGGCTACAAGCACTTAACTAAAGCAGACGTCACAAAGTACATCACTGCGCTAGAGTCGCTTGTAGGCGCTTGTAATTACGTTGTAGACGCCAGTAAAGCTACACGCAAGCCACGTGTTCCTAAAGCCAAGAGTGCTGATAAACTAATTGAAAAGCTGAAGTATCTTAAACTGGATGACAAACTCAAACTTGCCAGTGTTAATCCTATAGAGATTGTAGGCGCTGCTGAACTTTGGATCTTTAACATCAAGACTCGTAAGATTGGCAAGTATGTTGCAGCTAATATCGATCCTACAGGGCAAGGTCGAAACGGCAGTGGCTTACAGGTTAAAGGTACAACGATTACAGGGTTTGATGAAGAACTCAGCGTACAAAAGACACTGCGTAAACCGGAAGAACAGCTCAAAGAGTTTAAAGCGGCTGGTAAAGTAGCGTTGCGCAAGTTCTTAGATGATATCAAAGCTGTTGATATCAAGCTAAACGGGCGTATTAATATAGATACCATCCTGCTCAAAGTACAATAAATAGTAGTGCAACCTAGCAAAAGCGGACTTAGGTCCGCTTTTTAATTGGCGGATAAATACATTACTATGAGCAACAATATTGATCAAGCATTAGCAGCACTCGGAGATGCATTAAAAGGCATCGAGCAGACATCTGCGCCGAGCCCGAAAGAAATCGCCCGAAAACTTCCGTTAAGATCCTTAACGGGAGACCATATCAACGGGGGCAAAATACAAAACTTTGCCAGTGCCGGTATTACCGACACATCGACAAAAACACAATTAACAATAGATGACTTTGGCGTACATGCTAAGTCGTTAACTGTTGACAGTTTAGAAAATTTAACAGTTGGCGGCACATTAAAAGTTAATATTCTAGAAGTTAAAGAACTCAAAGCAGATATTAAATTTGAGAAAGATATTCCTATTACATTTTCCGGAGACCAACTAGACGGTAAAGGTCTACTATGGGCAGGTAAAGGAAATACTAAACAATTCATTTTTGCTAGCAACCCGGATCGATTCTTTGTATCTGAAAATATCGATTTCGCTAAAGGCAAGAGTATCACTGTTAACAACATTAAGTTAATAGATGAAAAAGAACTTGGTCCGACTATTACTAAAAGTAATCTAAGAGAAGTTGGTAGGTTAAAAGGACTACTTGTAGATGGCAGCGTTGTCATTGACCAATATATTGTTTATAACAGTGATACTAATAGATTAGGGTTAGGTATCGAAGAACCTAATGCTGCATTTAGTGTTGCTGAAGACGGTGTAGAAGTTGTTATGGGATCTATCAATGGCGTTAGAGGATTTATAGGAACTTACGCTAGTCATAACTTAGAAATTGTCACAGACAATACAGCAAGGATTACTGTAGAAGCTGCAGGAAATATAATTTTAGGAAATCCTAATGCTGGTGTTTCTAAAATTACAGTGTTCGGCAACATGGGTATTAATGTAAATAACCCAGATCCAAGAACAGCATTACATGTCAACGGTGCTATTAAATTTAATAACAATGTACATCTAAGCGACACCGAAGCCCCTACTAGTGGAACTTACACAGTTGGCGATATTGTTTGGAACAGCAATCCGCAACCTGGCAGATTCGTAGGGTGGGTATGCACCAGAGAAGGTGGTCCTGGACTATGGAGCGGTTTCGGTAGACTAGAGTAATGTCCAAGGCTCTAGTCATCGGAAACGGTGAAAGTCGTAGAGGCACAGAACTCGAAAAATACAAACCAGAATACACTCTTGTTGGGTGCAATGCTGTTCATCGAGACATTGTTGTAGATCATTTGATCTGTTGCGATCGCAGGATGGCAGCAGAATCCACAGACAATCCACTTAATTCAAACACTCAGATATATGTGAGACCGAGCTGGTTTCATTTCTTTCGTAAAATAAAAAAGAACAAGAACATAAGAACAGTTCCCGATCTACCGTATGCTGGAAATATAAAAGTAGACCACCCGGATCATTGGGGCAGCGGAGGATATGCTGTACTAGTAGCTGCTAGTTTAGGATTTAATGAGATAGAACTAATTGGGTTTGATCTTTATCCTGTAGATAAATCTGTAAACAACATATACAAAGGCACACCTAACTATGCTAAAGAAGGTGCTCAAGCAGTTGATGCTAGTTATTGGGTCTATCAAATAGCTAAGGTTTTTCAATGCTATCCACATATTAAATTTACTGTACGAAATAAACAGTTGTGGAACATGCCTGTAGAATGGCAGAAAAATAATGTGATTTTTCTTGCATTATAAATAAGTTTGCTGTATACTTATAGTATGACACACAGCGGACTTTTACGTCATTCATCCCGCTATATAAACTCTGCATGTCGTCAAACTTGCTCATTCATTAAGGAGACTAGAGATGGCAAAATTTTATTCAACAAAACATTACGGACACAACATTGGTCTGTCAGCGGTATTCCGCCAACCTAACGCAGATCATTCACACTGTCATTTGCTACATGGGTACAGTCTAGCATTTACATTTACATTTGGTTGTGACGCATTAGACAACAAGAACTGGGCAGTAGACTTTGGAGGACTTAAACCTTTGAAGGCATGGCTAGAAGATAACTTCGATCATAAACTTTGCGCAGATAGAGAAGATCCACTGCTTTATAAATTATCAGAACTTGAAGCAAGCGGAATTGCTGAACTAAGATTATTCGACGGCGTTGGCGCAGAAAAGTTTGCAGAACATGCTTGGCGCTTTGCCGATCAACTAATACGTGAAAAGACTAACAATCGTTGCTACTGTGTTCGAGTAGAATGTGCTGAACATGGTGCTAATTCGGCTATTTACGAAGCATAATGTATACTATAGAAAAGATTTGGGCCCGGGCAACCGGGCACTTAATGGGACAGACAGACAACGATCGGCCTGATATTCCTATTCTTACACTAAAAGAAGCTCGTTGGGCTTTATTCTTTAAAACATTTTGGGTCATTATACACATAGCGACCTGCGGTTTTATTATTGCTAACACTATTAGACACTGGAGTTAAACATGAGAATTATTGCAGGCCCATGTCAACATGAGTCATTAGAACAAAGTATGCACATTGCAGAGCATTGTGCAAGAGTATGTGCCAAATACGGTTTTGAATATTACTTTAAGGCAAGCTACGATAAAGCAAATCGTACAAGCCTAAATGGCAAGCGTGGACTTGGGTTGGTTCCTACGTTGTCTAGTTTCATAGATATGAAAGAAGAAATTAAAGGTCTACAGATACTAACTGATGTACACACTGAATCACAGGTTGCTGCAATAGGCGCATGGCCTGACGCAGTTGATGTACTACAGATTCCTGCATTCCTTTGCCGGCAAACTGATTTGATTCAACGTGCATGTGCTACAGGAAAAATTGTAAACATTAAAAAAGGACAATTCTTAGCGCCCTGGGATGTTGCTGGTATACTAAGCAAGACTGACGGCGCTAAGGAAGTCTGGATAACAGAAAGAGGAACTAGTTTTGGATATAATACTTTGGTTGTTGACTTTACAGGTCTTGATTTTATGCTTAATACCTATAGCAATCCTATTATCCTCGATGCTACCCATAGTGTTCAAAAACCGGGAGGCAACGGTTCTTCTAGTGGTGGTAATCGTGAGTATGTGCCTGGCTTATGTAGGGCAGCTAGTGCTTTAGGTATAACTAATTTCTTTTTAGAAGTTCATCCGGATCCAGACAATGCTCCCAGCGATGGGCCTAATATGATTCGCCTTGAAGACTTTGAAAAAGTAGTTATAGATATCCACAAGCATATTGATAGATAGTATGGAGTTGTCTAAAGACGAAAACCGGAGGATAAAGAGAGAAGCAAAAGCAGCCAAGGCATTAGCACGGGCTGGGAAACAGTTAGATTCGCTTGACCCTGCAATATCTATTACTATACTGTGTGTTCGCTTCGGAAACAAGTATGGTAGAGAATATGTAGAACGTCTACGTAATATGGTCAGACGACATCTCACTGTCCCATACGAACTTGCTTGCTTAACAGATGACCAGCACCCTATAGACGGTGTAAGAACAATATATCAACCCAACGCTCAATATGCAAAGGGGTGGTGGCATAAAGTACACATGTTCGATCCGAACTTACCGTTAAAAGGCAGGATAATCTATATGGATTTAGATGTTGTCATCTGCAATAATCTTAACAAGCTAGTTTCATTTAATTCTAACGGGTTTAACGGAATATTAGACTTTAACAGAAAGTTTCATGCTTCCTGGAATTGTCTTAACAGTTCAGTGATGTCATGGACACACGGCGAAGAAAAATATCTATACGAAAAATTTGTAGCCAAGCCTGGAGATGCACAGCGACTACACGGTGATCAAGATTGGATATGGAAACTGAGCAAGGACCGAATAAAGTGGTGGCCTAAAGAATGGATACAGAGTTATAAGTGGGAAATACGAAATCGAAGTGAACTTGCTATAATACACGGCAAACGCACGTTTAGAGAAGTTAACAATCAGGTGTTTGTTGATCCAGCATGTTGTATTGCAGTATTTCACGGCGATCCTAACCCGTGTGATGTGCAGGATAAATTTGTAGTAGAGAATTGGCGATGATTTTTATATTTGATGTTGACGGAACACTAACACCTAGTCGAGGGCGAATAGACAAAGAGTTTGCTGTCTGGTTCAGTAAATTCTGTGAAACAAATATTGTTTACCTTGTCACAGGAAGTGATAGATCTAAAACAGTAGAGCAGATAGGCGAATACATCTATTCAAAATGTAAACGTGTATATAACTGCAACGGCAACGATGTTTGGGAAGGTGCATTAAATATTCGCACAAACAAATGGGTACTACCCGAAAGTCCACACGACTGGCTATCAGAACAACTAACGTCAAGTACATTCATGTTGCGTACAGGACTACATTTTGAACATCGTCCGGGCATGGTAAACTTCAGCGTTGTTGGTCGTAATGCTGATAGCGAACAACGAGCAGAATACGTTGTTCATGATGTATTATCCGACGAACGCAACATAATCGCCGACAACTTTAATCTACTATTTCCAACCCTACAAGCAACTGTTGGTGGTGAAACAGGCATTGACATTGCTCCAGCGGGTGCAGATAAAAGTCAAATACTAGCGGACTTTGATACACAACAAGAAATACATTTCTTCGGTGATGCTATGCACTCGCAAGGAAACGATTATCCTCTAGCCAAAATAATCGTTGACAACAAACGTGGCATGTGTTATAATATTATAAATTGGCAAGACACCTGGGAAAGATTAAAGAAATTATGCAAAAACGAATCGGCTTCGCATGTAAATGGATTGATCGTCCCGATCAAGTAAACGGAATTAAACCCAAAGATGATTGTAAACAATACAACACAGGGTCTACTACAGTTGCTTGGTTAAATAGACAAACGCAAGAAGTTGCAGAACAAAAATTGTGGGACTTAATGGTAGGCAATATTGAAGCTTACCGCAAGCTAGTAGAGAAAGTAGGAGAACTACCAAATGAATTACGAATGGTTCGACTCGGCAGTGATTGCCTTCCTGTCTATACTCAGCGTGATTGGTGTTATTTCTGGAAACGTCCTGATGTGGTCAGCTATTGCGAAAAGCACTTCGCAGCCGTGGGCCAAATCGCTAAAGAACGTGATGTACGCTTGTCTATGCACCCTGGCCAGTTTACTGTGCTTGCTAGTGATAATCCAGATATTGTTAGTCGGAGTATAGAAGAGTTTGAATATCACACGGACATGGTCAGATGGATGGGGTATGGTCAAAGATATCAGGACTTTAAGATCAACGTCCACATCTCCGGTAGAGCCGGTCCAGCCGGTATCAAAGCTGCCCTCCCACGCCTTACCCCCGAAGCAAGAAACTGCATCACCATTGAGAACGACGAAGTCAGCTGGGGAATTGACAGCAGTCTCGAACTCCAAAAAGATCTCGCTCTGGTGCTAGATGTACATCATCATTGGGTTAAAACAGGAGAATATATAAATGCAAATGACGACAGGATCAAACGTGTTATTGACAGTTGGAGGGGCGTTCGTCCTGCTATGCATTATAGTGTTAGTAGAGAAGATTGTCTTGTGGGGCACAGATCAGACCAAAAGCCTGACCTTGCGGCGCTCACAGAACAAGGCTACAAAAAAGGGAAGCTCAGAGCCCACTCAGAGTTCTACTGGAATACAGCAGTGAACAAATGGGCTCTGAGCTTCAGAGACGACTTTGACATCATGTGTGAAAGTAAAGCTAAAAATCTAGCCAGCTTCGCACTATACGAAGAGGCTAAGAAACTTACTTCGTCTTTGGCTTGCGGCCGCGAGTTGCAGGTTTCTTAACAGTGTCTTTAGCTTTGGTAGCTGCTTTTTTAACAGCAGGCTTGGCTTTAGCTACAGACTTAACCACAGCTTCTACAGCCTTGTCGGCTACTAGCGGAATTATCGTAAAAGCTGCAGGTTCTGGAACTTTGTACGGCGCACTCGGTCTTTGAGCAATTCCAATATCAGAAAAATCCTGAAATGGTGTTTCAGGAACTGTAGTTCCTGTGAATAGATTTTTAATCCAATTAATCATATAAGTTCTCCTTAGGACAACTATTTATACGGTAAATACAACATGGCACTACATTTTATTAAAAGTTTAACAGAATCGAAAGATAAACGAGAAATCCGTCAAATTCGTCTTAAATTTAAAAAAGACGAACTAGATCCAGTGATGAGTGAAAATACGGTTGATTATCACTTCGATGGACTTGCTGCCAAATACTTTGAAAGATACAACGCAGGTGAAGGCGATGCTGACTTTAATTACGGTGGCGCAATGTTGCACAACATCTTCTTTACTAATTTAATCCCACCGCAGGCTGCTAATAAACCAGAGGGGATCAGTAAAACTATTATTGAAGAAGTGTACGGATCCTTTGATAAGTTTAAAGAAGCCTTTGAAAAAGAATTCATGGCGGCACAGGGTTCAAATTGGGTTTATATGGATTATGAAGGAAAGCTACACACTATTCATAATCACGAATACCGTAAAGGTATGAAAATTGCCCTATTGGTAGATGCTTGGGAACATGCTTGGGCCCTTGACTACCAACAGGACAAAGCCAAATATCTAAAGAATATTTGGAGAATTATCAATTGGGATGCAGTTGACATCCGACTACAAGGAGAATAACTATGGTTAAGAAATGGATTATTGCTAGATTAAGCGAACGTACTACACTCGACGGTGCTATACTTGTAGGTGCAGGTATTGCATTTTTAATTTTTAAACCTATTGCTAGTTTAGTAGCATACAGTGCCATTGCATACGGTGCATGGACAATTTATAAGAAAGAATAACAATGATAGAAATTACAGAATCAGCCCAGGATAAAATTGTAGATTTACTTGTATCGGAAAATAATCCTAATTTAAAATTGAGAACATATATACAAGGTGGCGGATGTAGTGGTTTTAACTACGGGTTCACTATGGATGAAGATCAGAACGAAGACGACTTTGAAATTAATATAAAAGGTTTTAAAGTCCTAATCGATGCTATGAGTTATCCTTACCTAGATGGTGCTACTATAGATTATAAAACAGAAATGTTTAGTAGTCAATTTGTGGTTAGTAATCCTAATGCCAAAGCAACCTGCGGGTGCGGAACTTCATTCGCCGTTTAACATATGCTAAGTTTTAGATATGAAAAAACGTCCTAGAAAATTAGCGATTTTAATTGTCGGAGAATACCGATCATTCCAACAATGTAGAAGAACTATGTTGTTTTTAGATCAACCTGATATAGACACAGATATCTATATACATACTTGGTCAAGGACTAATACAGTAAATTCCGTTGGAAGATTTGATAGTGAAAGCTACGTTGAACCCATGTATCGAGCGCTATCTCAAGAAGAAATTGTGGCAGATTTAGGAATCGCTAACTGTACAGTATCCATAGAGGAGCGGCCTGAAATACATCCTCTTCCGCCTATAGTACATGGATGGCTATCTGGATTCGAAATGATTCGGAGTAATTCCATAGATTATGATTTTGTTCTTGTGATGCGTCCTGATTTATTTTTTCAAGATGGTGCCTATTTTACTGATACAAAATTTAGAGACTTCAAGGAATACAAGAATAAACATAAACTCGGAGTGCGATTGCCGGGAAAAATGGCTCCTAATCAGTTAGATGATACATACTTCTTCTCAGCGTATTCTGTTATGGATAAGTTATTAAGTAATCAACTATCCAAATTTTACACTACATCATACGGGCAAGAAGATCACGCACCAACATGGCATAGATTTTGGTACGACTATGTTAGTGTAATACATAATTTATCTATTACTAATATACCTATTCGATCAGAGGGTATCATTGCTAGATATCCAGTAAACGAAAGCTCAACATTTCTCGAAATGAGAAAGCTGTACTACAAAATATTCAGAGAAAACAATTAGTATTTCCCCACAGGCAAAGTAGTAGACGCAAGCTGATCCCAGATTTGTTTCTGTTCTACTCCTTTACGCTGTGCAAATCTCTTAGCATCACAATTAGAACAACAATGAAAATAATTGTTGCTTAATCGTTTTCGATCTATTGATTTTAGATCTCTAGTAAATTTAATGTCGCAATTATCACAACCAAAGACCGCAATGGTCTTTTTTCTTGTGTAGTTGTGTTCATGGCCGCACTTGCTGACACGTTTATAACTGGTTTCTTCTGTTAAAGTTTTTAAGAACATAGTGTATTTACATCCGGCTTATAAAACTTTGGGCTAAATATTGTAGCAAACTGCTTATTCTAGGATGAAAAATGGCACGTAAAACAATTGATATTGGTACCGTAGGTAATGATGGTACAGGCGATAGTATTCGCGACTCGTTCAGAAAAGTTAATGATAACTTTCGAGAACTATACAGTTCGTTAGGACTAGGTGAACGACTTTCGTTCATCGGTCTAGACGATACTCCAGGTTCGTATGTTGGACAGAACGATCCAACTACAGGTTCTACACCGTTGGTCACAGTTAATAACACTGAATCGGGGGTAGCATTTAAACAACTAGTTTCTGGAAATGGTATTAGTATTGACTTTATTACTAATCCAAATGAGATTTCGATTAATGCAGACTTTGCTGAAATTTCTGCAGATACATCCCCACAGTTAGGTGGCGACTTATCTCTACGCTCTGGTGGCCTACAATATAGAATCCTAGATGCAGGAACTCAATTAACACCCCTATCACCTTTATACAAACATGAATTAGTTAATAAAGCATATGCTGATAGTAAAATATCAAGAGCAGGTGTGAATGCTATTAATCCAGAAACCGGAAGTGCAGATTCAGCGTTTGGTCGCATGTCTGGTCCGTTGATACTTTCTAGAGATCCAGAGCCAGACGATGATGTTAACTTCGATGGCTTAGTTGCTGCAACAAAACGATACGTTGACAACGCTGCATTTGGCAGTTCTGTAAACTTATACGTTGCAACATCTGGGGCAGACGAAAGAGTGGGCGTGTCGAGATCGTTGCAAGGTCGTGCATTGGCCTATGCCTATCGTACATTAGAAGCAGCGTTAAAACGTGCCGAAGAAATAATTTTAGAATCACCATTGCGAATTGGACCTTATAGAAAGGTATTAACTTATAACCAAGGAGCTTCTGATGTCACATTAAGTAGCATTACAAGTTCTCCGAGTTCTGGAAGTGGATTTGCAGGCGATGTAAAATTAAGTGTTAATGCTGTAGTGCTCAACTCCGTTGGTACAAACTACTTTCCTGGGGATATTTTAAGCATAGTTGGCGGAACCGGAACCGGAGCGTGTACCATTGAGGTGCTGTCAACACTAACTACTCCTGGGGCTATATTAACTTATAGAATTATTTCTACAGGTACATACTCAGTCTTGCCAGGTGCTACTTCTGTATCCACTGTAATCGACGAATCAGCTGCACCTGTAGGTATTGGCGCTATTGGCGCAGGTGCTACATTTAATATTACCTATAGAGTCAACTCTGTAACCATCACAAACGGCGGAACTGGATATTCGCTAGTATCAGTTCGTATCACTGGTGGCGGTGGCGTAGGTGCATTTGGTACTGCGGTAGTCACTGGCGGTGTGATTACTAGTATTACTATTACCGATAGAGGTACTGGATTTACTAGCTTACCAACGTTAACTGTCGATCTGCCAAGATTCTTACTTGATACCCAAGGATACCGAACAGATTTCACAGGTGATGTCTCTACTGATACTCCGCAGGCTATTCGAGGCAGAGACATCCGTGAAGGATTATATCTAGAAGGTGTTACTTCTGGAGCACTTGCACAAATTTTAGCACACGACGGTTCACTTGATTCTGAAGGCAGAGAGATTTTTGATGTTGACGTTAAGTTTGGTTCATTTGTTGAAGGTGAAATAATAGCCTACGGCGATATTACCTTAAGTACACAAATTTCTGTTTTGGTTGAAAGTGGTGAGTACTATGAAAACTATCCACTAAAAGTTCCGCAAAACGTATCTATTGTTGGTGATGAATTTCGTAGATGTATTATTAGACCAAAGCCAGGAACATCAAGTTCCCCGTGGGCGTTCCAAAAATTTCGTAGAGACACTGTCGTTGACGGATTAGCTGTTGCTGATAAAATATACGGTTATCACTATCTACAAGACTCTTCCGAACCGGTTTATCCAAAAGTCGATAACAAGGGTACGTATACCGCTGCTGCAGAGTTAATCAATTTAAACAGAGCATTCTTGCAAGAAGAAATCATTGCATGGATGGATTATCAAATAGCAAATACTATTTCTCCATTTACACCTGCATTTAGTTATACCAGCGCTTTATGTAAGAGAGATGTAGGATTACTAGTTGATGCATTTACTTTTGACCTAAAGTACGGTGGATATAATAGAACTATCTCTGCAGGATTAAAGTATTATGAAAGCGCTAGTGCTAGAATTGCTATTACAGATCAGCTGAACGAGTACCTTGCAGTATTAGTTCATCTAGAAAATTTAATGATAGACATCATAGATAATACTGTAATATCAACTATATACAACGATCTTGCTCCGCAGATTATAGATGCTGCTTATCAAGCAGAGGTTGATGTTGACATAGTTATTCAAGCTCTATTAGCAGCATTAACTGATGTAATCGATGGATCAGGCAGCGTAAACTATCCTAAAGAAAATCAATACATGGACGTTTTCCTTGCCAACGATGCGGTTCGCTGGCAGGCTATTACTGCACAAGGTCACGGCGGCTTTATGTGTGTGCTTGATCCCGAAGGTCAAATTCTTGCCAAGTCTCCGTATGCTCAAGAATGCGCATCATTCTCTCGAAGCACTAATCGCCAGACGTTTGCAGGTGGTAAGTTTGTTGACGGCTTTACCGGAAACCTACAATTTAATCACATTTCATCGGACGCTACATTTACTAGATTGTCAGTTAGTGGACTAGAACGTTTACCTAAATTGCCGGCCAGTTTCTTAGTTGATGACAGTGTACTCCGCATTAACTATGTTAGAGATTATGTCTATAGCCCAGCCGGTTCAACTGCTACATTTGTATTAGACGAAACTACACCGTATAACAGAGCCGCTGGCGCACAAACATGTACTATTAGCAACGGTACTCCTGCTGTTATTACATTTACTGAACATAAGATGCAAGCAGGAGCTACTCTTGTATTCGCAGTAAGCGAGGGCGGCAGTTTACCTACAGGTATTATTGCTGGACAAGAATATTACGTAGTCGGTGACGGCATAAGCAACAACACATTTAACATAACTGCAACGTTTGGTTCGATTGTAAAAGTTGCTACATCATCAAGCGGGACTGGTACATTTACCTATCAACGTAGATATGAATTGTTAATGCCAGGCAACCGTTCTATGCTGTCAAATGACTTTACACAAATCAACGATTTAGGATATGGTCTAGTAGCAACAAACGGCGGATTGATTGAAGCTGTGTCAATGTTTACCTACTACTGCCATATTTCATACTATTCTATCAATGGTGGACAGATTCGAAGTGTAGGCGGGTCAAGTGCCCATGGTACATATGCCTTGGTTGCAGAAGGTGCTGATCCATTAGAAGTTCCAACACCAACTACAGTTTATGAAGAATTTAGTCAGAAGGCTAAATGTTATTTCCCATCCGGCACGTATGCAAACACACTAAATGGATTGTTCATATACATATACGCATACGAATATACACCATTAGGTGGAAGTGAACTAGAGATTGATCACAGCGGGGTAATTTATAGATACCCAGTTAGTAATGTGACGACACTTGATTTGCCAGCCGGTGTTGCTAGACTGAACCTCGGCGGAGCCGGTGGGGCAGCTACTGCTGATGGACTGTTTTTACAAGTACCGAATAATACAGTATTAACTATTAGAAATAACGGTCAACTATTTCTTACTGGTGATTTAGCTGAAGTTGCTGTTAGACCATCTACTGGGTTAAAACTAAGAGAAACCGAAGACAGCGTTTATCGAGTTCTTCAATTTAGCCAATCTGTGGATTCAAATGCACCATACAATGTAAGCGTCACTGTTGCTGATCCGGCGGTATTTAAAATATTACTAACAATTACTGACATTGCTACGAATCTATGTACAACCAGCGGTAATCATAAATTAAAAGTAGGCGATGTAGTTGTTCCTACTAGTTCATCGAACGGTCTTCTTGCTGATACCACATACTATGTTATTAGCATTCCAGAATATAATCAATTTTATCTATCGCTAACTGTTGACGGTGCTAGTCCTAGTCTAGGTGACGGGTCTAGTTTGTATATTCAAGCTGCTAAATCTCATAAGCTGATAGAAAACTATACTTTAGAATTGTCTGATCCTGTACTAGACAATGTAGTAATTACTGGCACTTCTGGCCAGTTTAGTTGCAGTGCAACAAACTTAGTCAGCGGTCAAACAATTGCCATCAGTGGAATTAATGTCGGTACTGGTAGCATTGCGGGATATGCAAGTCCAACTACTTATTATATTATTGCAACCAATGGAACGACAACATTTACCCTATCAGCGTCATCCGGTGGTGCTGCTATAGCAACAACTACAGGAACTCCAGTAGGATTAACTTACACAGGCGTATTTCCTGCACCGTTAACTAATGACAATCAAATTTATTGGGTTATTACCGATGGGCTAACTGAGACCGAATTTAAAGTAGCGCTTACAAAAAACGGTAATCCCGTAGCTGTGACTGCTGCTGGCAGTGGAACATTTGGTTATAGTCTTTATGGTTTAACTAGAACTGTTACCAGAGAGAATTATAATTACAACGACTTAACATTATACCAACCAGGTGAATGGACCGACGACTACCCAACTGGTAGAACCTGTACTATATCCGTAGCAGATCCTGCAGAAATTGGTCTAGTTGCACACGGCTTTACTGCGGGCGATGTTATTAAGTTTGAAACTACTGGAGTAATGCCAACTGGTGTGACTACCAACAACAATTTCCACGTACTGAGTGCAGGGATAACTACTGACACATTCCGAATTAGTCTAGTTCCAGGCGGCGACGCAGTAGTCACTTCAGGAACTCAGACAGGAACACATACAGTAGGTACAGTCACTGGTGGTGTTGGCTCCACGATATTCGCTGTGGTTCCAGTGGCGACTCAGGAAGTAAGTAGAGTATCAGGTAGTAAATTTGTGTTCCTCGGAGAGGAATATGTTATTGATACTTACCAAAATGAGGCAATAACCAACGAGGCATGGGCAAGAGTTATTTTAAATCGTCCATTGGTTGACAGTATAATTGCTTATCAAAATTCGTACACAATTAAGTCTGCGGTGGCCATTAGAACTAACGGAGCTATTGGTAGTTTAACTATTCGTATTTCGTTGACTCGTGTAACAAGTCATGATTTGTTAGAAATTGGTACAGGATCCTATGCAGATACTAACTATCCTAGCGAAATTTATGGGGCACCGGTAAATGCAGTTAACGCGAGTCAGGAAACTCAAGAACGAGATGTTGGACGTTGCTTTTATGTGACCACTGACCAATTTGGTAATTTTAGTGTTGGTCCATATTTTAGAGTTGACCAAGGTACTGGTACTGTGACATTTGCTGCGTCAATTGCATTGAGCAACTTAGATGGTATCGGTTTTAAACGAGGAGTTCCAGTAAGTGAGTTTTCAACAGACTCTGGATTTACAGACAACGCTACTGATACAGTGCCGACAGAAAATGCTGCACGTATCTATATAGAGCGGCGATTAGGAATAGGACATGACGGATCAGCAGTGACTCCAAGTCAATTAATACCAACAGTATCCGGTGGCTTTATGGCACTAGATGGACAGTTAGGTATGAAAGCGACTATGAATCTAAACTTCAATAAGATTACTAATCTTACTGATCCTGTTGCTGCCCAAGATGCAGTTAACTTGCGAAGTTTAACCGTAGATAACTTCCAAGATTGGGAAGGTGCTGATCCAAAAGGTGGAGACTTTATGATCTTCACTGGAGTCGGTAATACACTGATCAATGCTACTATCACAGGAGACCTAACACTTGATCTCAGAGCAGGCGTTGACTCTTCTGTAAACAACATCGATGTACAGTTAAATGCAGGTGTTGTTAATAATGCAGAAGTTAGTGCAAGTGCTGCGATTGAACAAAGCAAGTTGGATATGGTTATTGCTGCTGCTGGTGCCGCAGCTCCAACAGGATCAGCAGCAGTGATACAAGCTGCTAGTGGATTGGCAAGTTTTAATACTTCTGACTTTACAGTATCCAATGGTTGGGTAAGTTTGAAATCAAACTCAGTGGCATTAGGAGATATTGCTCAGATTGCTAGTAAAACTGTTCTAGCTAATTCAACGCTATCCACCGGAAATGTAAGTGCTGTAGCATTTAGTGATGTGGTAGACCAAGGACTTGCTGTTAAGAAATTACAGTTTAATGCTGTAGGATTCTTAAAGAGAACGTCTGCTTCTAGCTTTAGCTCGGACGGTGACTATGCTATGATCAATAGCTCTGCAGGTTCAAGCGCGAGTGTTGGAGCAAGTGAACTAATTGCTAGAGATAGCAATGGCGACTTTGGTGGTAGAATTATTGATGTGCAACAATACAAAATCGACACTAATTTAACTATTGATACTACCGCTACTGCCACAGGTGGGTATATTAGATACTACGGATATGACTCCGGGGGCGGCATGCTGGTACAAAACGGTTCGTTGGCAGCTGACAGAGCTACCAACTACTGGAACGATACGCACTACTTTAAAACACAGAACGGTGTTAGTGCTGCTCCGATTGTAGCATCAAGCGTACAAGTCACTGCTATCACAACTGGTGGTAATACAACAGCTGGTACGATTACTGGTCGTTGGACACTAACTGGTACTAGTCCAAATGAGTCAAGGATGCAGGCAACTTATTCCGCTGACTTAGCAGAGAACTACGAAGGCGATAAGCAATACGAAGTTGGGCTAGTGTTGGTATTTGGTGGCGATAAAGAAGTCACTACAACTAACGTCAAAGGCGATACAAGAGTAGCAGGAGTTGTATCTAACACTGCTGCATACACTATGTATGAAGCATGTCCAGGTTTAAAGAACTTAGTTGCGCTACAAGGGCGTGTACCATGTAGAGTAGTTGGTAAAATTAATAAAGGAGACATCTTGATTACATCAGGAATTCCAGGTGTAGCAATGGCTGCTACAGGAGATGTCAAAGTAGGTACCGTGGTTGGTAAGTCGTTAACAACTTACGATAGCGATCACATTGGCACAATTGAAATTGCAGTAGGGAGAACATAATGGCATTTAATTCAAATATTACAGCTGGGGCTCCTCCCTTACTGTGGAGTGATGTACACGAAGCATTTATCAAAGTTAATGAAAACTTTGACATTCTTGTTGCTACTGTTGGTGATGGTTCGGGGTTAACTCCAGTCAACTTTGAAACACTAGATACCGGTGTTAAACCTACTACAGACAACTTATATGACATCGGCGATATAACTCACAAGTGGCGCGGTATTTATTCTAGTGAATACAGCACTGTAGATCCTCTCAACGGGCTTTGGGCGGGTAATGCTCAAATTAAAGGTATAGGGTTTACAGTTAACTTACCTGCTAATTCGACCGTAGGCGGAGATCCGCTAACTGGCATTGGTACTAGTTTAATTATCGATCCAGACAAAACGTTTTTTAAATCTGTTCAAGTAGACAACGGCAACCAAGTTGTTGCTGCTGACTTTGCGGCGGTGTTGAATCTAAATTCAGGTACTGCTGTACAATTAGTAGTTGATTCGGCTGCTGAAAGTATCACAGTAAACAACACAGGCGTCACTAGTTTATCGGCTGGAGCAGGTATATCAGTTAGTGCTGCTACCGGTAGTATCTCTGTAGCGAATACTGGAGTTAGAAGTTTATCAAGCATCACAGCATTGCCAAGCGGACGCACTGCTGGCGCAGGTATCAATATAGATAATTCAACAGGTGACGGTATTAAGATCACCAATGCCGGTGTGCTTAGTATTTCAAACGGAGTTGGTATCACAGTTTCTACAGATGTCGCTTCAGGCGATGTGACTATTACTAACAGTGCGCCTGCACAGAACTCATTTGCAAACTTTGAAATCAACGGAGACAGCGGAGACAGGATTTCTGCAGACGCTACTAGTGATATATTTTATATTAACAGCGGCGCAGGCATTACGTTAACTAAAGACACTGGAACTGATACATTAACATTCGCTGTTAATCCAGTATTTGATTTAACAGGCAGTGTGTTTGCTGATGACAGTACATTATTAGTTGATGCAGTAGATGGAAAGATTGTTGGTGATGTTTATACCTCTGTTCTAAGAACAAGCGAAACAAAGATTGCACTTGGTGAAAATGCAGGTCTTACAACTCAAGGCGTCTATGCAGTAGCAGTTGGAACAGATGCAGGTAAAACAACTCAAGGCACAGAAGCAGTAGCAATCGGTAATGATGCAGGTAACACAACTCAAGGCGCAGGTGCAGTGGCAGTTGGTGGTTCGGCAGGCTACACAGGTCAAGGTGAATTTGCAGTAGCAGTTGGTAATGATGCAGGTAACACAACTCAAGGCTATGGTGCTACAGCAGTAGGTAACTCCTCAGGTAGTAATACACAAGGCAATTTTGCAGTAGCAATTGGCTTTAATGCTGGAACTACATCGCAAGGCATAAGTGCAGTAGCAATTGGTGATACAGCAGGTAAAACTAATCAAGGTGAAGACTCAATAGCAATTGGTAAAGAAGCAGGTGAAACTAACCAAGCGGCAAACTCAATTGTACTTAACGCAACTGGCGCTGCGGTAGAAAATACAACAGCAAGTAGTTTAGTAATTAAACCAATTAGAGGTGCTGATGGTACATCTATATTACAATACAATTCTACCTCAGGCGAGGTGACATATAGTTCTGCACTGGGATCAGTAAGTGGTACATTTACTGGTAATATTTTTACTACATTAATTGACAGTTCAGACAGTTCAGCAATTACTATTACTCCTGCTGTGTTTTTTAGCAGTGATATTATTGCGGAGAACGAAATAACAATTCAAGGCAGTAGAGTTATTAATCTAGCTGGATTAAAATCAGTGGTAGCGGCAAGTACAGACTTTGCAGACTTCCAGATTAGAATTGCGGCATTGGTATAATTGGAGCGATAAATGACACAACAAACAATCAACGTAGGCGCTTCGGCAAATGACAAACAAGGTGATAGCCTACGTGCTGCCTTTACCAAAGTTAATGCAAATTTTACAGAACTATATGCTACAACATATACACCAACTACAGCAGGCGACTGGGCAGGAACTGCACCAACTACTGTAGGAGCAGCATTGGACAGATTAGCTGCCGCGGTTAAAGCGATAGATAGTACTGGTGCATAACGGTAAATATACTAAAGAGAGCGCATAATGACAGTACAAACAATTAATATCGGAAATGTAGTAAACGATGGCCTAGGTGATGATCTACGCACCGCCTTTCAAAAGGTTAACGCTAACTTTACATCATTGAGTACAGAATTAACCATTACAGCATCAAACGTAGGTATAACAGGATACGGAGTTTTTAAACAAAAAACTGGTGCTAATTTAGAATTCAAAACACTAGTGTCTGGTACTAAAATGTTGTTAGACGACACAAGTGACGCTATCATCTTTAATAATACTTCTCCGGATGCTTTTATTAGAATTGACACAGATTCCGGTAGCATGTTAGCCAGCACACATCAACAGATCACATTTGGTGGTACTGCTGCTCCTGGTTCGGTGACTAGCAGAAAAGATATAGAAGTCACAACAACTGGTTCGACTGTTTCTTTTAAAACTATCATTCCAGTCACAGATATTCTAACATCGTATGATTTCGGTACCATTACCGGCGACTACGATAATGCAATGCAAGTATTGTATCAATCATCAAACATAGACTTTGGCACCATAACTCTTCCAGGAAGACTAGCTCTAGACTGTGGTTCCATATTGTAAGGAGATGTCCAGATGATAACCTGGATAACACCAGCCGGAGACCTAGGACTACTAACTGAACGCATTTCAGTAGACGTTCCGTTGTCTGCAACTTCTAACGTCGGAGCAATAACATTTAGTTTGCTAGCAGGATCTCTTCCGAGAGGGTTGCGGTTATCAAACGGATCAATTATTGGCTCTCCCGTGGAAGTAAAAATTTACACAGAAAGCAAGTTTGTCATACGTGCCAGTGATGGTAGTGATGTAGAGGATAGAACATTTACTCTAGGAGTCGACGGCGCTGATGCACCATTATGGCTAACTAGAGAAGGGTTCCTTAATGTAGGTGCTGGCGATAACTATTTCGTTCTAGATAATGCCTATGTTGAATTTCAAGTGACTGCCACAGATACAGATCTAACCGCAGGAGATTTGTTGATCTATTATCTAGTGCCAAACGGCGGACTTCTTCCTCCGGGCTTGTCATTAAGCAACACTGGAGTAATTTCCGGATTCACTGATCCTATTTTTGCGCTAGAGTATTCAACAGACACTTCCGGCGGGTATGATACTACACCGCTTGATATTATTCCTTTAGACTATCTCGAAGCACGCTCTAATGGTTTTGATACATTTTACTATGATACCGAAACATTCGATTACAATGAGCCTAATAGAACTCCAAGACGTTTGAGTAGAATTTACAACTTTGTAGTTGGCGTGACTGATGGAATTTACACCGAGAATAGACTTTTTAAGATCTATGTCGTCACTGAAGAATTTTTGCAAGCAGACAATAGTATTGTACAAGTAGATACAAATCTGTTCCAAGCTGACGCCTCAAGTAGCAGAACGCCTATTTGGATCACTGAAAGCAATCTAGGAAGATTCCGTGCTAACAACTATGTGACTATATTTTTAGATGTGTACGATCCTCCTAGTTTAGAAGGAACTATAACCTATTTCCTACTGCCATTAAATCCAGACACTAGTGCAAGCGAATTGCCTCCAGGAATGGAGTTAGACAGCATCACTGGGGAAGTTGCAGGAAATGTTCCCTATCAAGCAAGAGTGTCTAAAACATACTCATTTACTCTGCGGGCTGTGAACTTTCCTGCAACGCTGGCATATACTACATATACTCTACGTGGCGACTGGAATGCATCAATTGCGTATGCTGTAAATGATGCAGTTATATATCTCGGTTTACTCTATATCTGTAATGTGAGCAATAGAAATGTATCGCCTACAGATACTGCATATTGGATTGCAGGTACTTCGTCTGCTGATAAAACATTCTCAGTTGAGATTGTTGGTGAGATCGAAAGTGCTGTAAGTTGGATTTCCGTAAGCGATCTAGGAACTATCAAACCTAATCAACCAAGTAAACTATATGTTGAGGCAGAAACTCTATTATATGGCGGTAGAGTAGGTTATGAATTCGTCAGCGGAGAATTGCCTCCAGGCCTTGAATTCCTACCAACTGGTAGCATACAAGGAAAAGTAAAGCAGTTTGCGGACAATGCAGGTCCTGGACTTACAAGATTTTTTGAAAGAACTGACAGCGCAGAAGATAGTTCTACTGCTTCTAGAGATTTTACTTCTACATACGATAGTGAAACCACAACATACGACAAAAAGTTTACGTTTACAATTAAAGCCCGAGATAGTGTAAACTTTGCTGTATTGAATAAAATATTTACTATAACTGTTGTGTCTGAGCAGACTAAAACATTTGCTAACTTATACCTTAAAGCCTTCCAAATAAAAAGTAAAAGACTAGAATGGTATAACTTTATTACCGATGCTACAATCTTTAAAAATTCAGAACTATATAGATACGGTGACATCAACTTCGGTATACAAACTGCTCTTAAGGTATTAGTATATGCCGGAATTGAAAGCACGGCGGCTGTAAATTATGTACAGGCTATGAGCAGGAATCATTATAATAAGCGTCTAAAACTCGGAGACGTGTTATCTGCTAAAGCTAAAGATCTTACAACACAAGAAGTAATATACGAAATAATATATGTAAATATCATCGACGATCTTGAAAAAAATGGTAAAAGCATTAGCAGCACTGTAGAATTAAGAAATGATATAAGCAGTAAGGTACTAATCAGCTATGATGCAATTAAAGTAGATAGCAATATACCGTTTGTAAGCGACAGCGATCATCAAAGAATATTCCCAAATAGTATAAAGAATATGCGAACCCAAATAGAAACAGTAGGCGACAGAGATCGTGAATTTTTGCCGCAATGGATGCGTAGTATTCAAGATTCTGCTTCATACGAGCTAGGATTTACCAAAGCTCTGCCCCTGTGCTACTGCTTGCCGGGTAAATCTGCAGGGATTATTTCTAGGATAAAGGCCTCTGGATTTGATTTTAAATCACTTGACTTCTTAGCAGATAGATATATAATAGATATTATAGACGGCGAAATAGAGGATAAATACCTTGCGTTTCCACAACGGAGAGAAAAATTACCATGACAAGCAACATTAATTCCGCAGCAATCAACGAAAACTTTCCTGTAGCTGGACAGGACAACGATACACAAGTCTTCCGAGACAATTTTGATACAATCAAAACAAACTTTTCAGCAGCAAAAACTGAGATTGAAGACCTGCAGGACAACGTAGTAAGAACAGATGTGGACAACGACCTAAACGGCAATCTTATCCATAATGCTACTTTACAAAATAACAGAGAAGTCTTAAATCCTGCACAGTCATTTGAAGTAGCGCAAGTGACATACACGCTAGACTTTGAGAATGGCGGCTACCAAGTGTTTACATTTGCTTCTGCTGCATTTACATTTGATTTCTTAGGATTTCCTGCGGTAGGAACAGCAGTTGGCAAAATGACAATTGAACTATATAGTAGTACTTCAACCACTGTATCTTTCTCATTGTCCGGTAGTGGTGCTACTGCTGTTAAAACTAATGCAGATTATCCAGGAACACTAACAGTTGCTTCCGATGCTAACCCGATTATTTTAGAAATTTGGCGCCACAGCGAAGATAATTTCTTTATAAACTACCTAGGTACATTTAGCTAATGTTCCATCCACTTGAAGAAGATCTGTCCAATCTCAAAGACCAAGAGGTTGAGCAGAAGCTTCTAGAATTAACCAAAAAATATCACACAGTTGCACGTTTAGGCAACCAAGATCTCTTGACACAACTATCAACATTTGTTATAATATACAGAGAGGAGATGTCTAAAAGACATACTCGTAGACTGAAAGATACAGATAGTGATATGGGTCAATTGATTAATGTGGACTAATACAACAGAGCAGCTAATACAAGGTGTCATAAAACATGGCCCTCAGATTCTTTCTGAATGTGTTTCTGCAGATGATTTAAGTCAATACATCAATCGACTACATGACGAGCATCTAAACTATCCAATCCCCAAAACTAAAATCAATCCAAGCAACTGGTTTATTCCAGACGAATATAAAAACATGGATATCGAAGAGTTAGTAGTCCAGGTATGTCCGGAAGAAAATTATAATAGGATAATTACTGAGTTAGAGCTTTTTCGTAAAAACAATATGATTCCAGTGCTGTTAGCAATGAAATTTGTAGTAGATACCCTTAGAGCTAATAACATAGTTTGGGGTGTGGGCAGAGGTAGTAGTGTAGCAAGTTATGTGTTATACTTGATTGGTGTACACAAGGTAGACAGTGTTAAATACAATTTACCAATAGAAGAATTCTTTAAGGAGAAATAAAATGGGAAGAACATACACAAGTGTTAGAGGAAAAGAGATCGATATGGAGAAACTATTTCTCCGTAATGAACAAACTCCAGCAGTAGGCAACATGAGAGTTAATGCTCGTGGTGACGAAATTGGCGAAGGCGGAAAAGTCACTCGTACTAGAGAACAAGTTCTGCAAGATTTTTATGCAATCAATCCAGCCGCTTCAAAAGAAGAAGTTGTTTCACGCAAGAAAGGTTAATTATGAGTTTTGCATTTGAAGCTAAAAAAGTTAAAATCCGTGCCATGTCCAAGGATGTCCTTGTTATTAATATGGATATGGGTGAACAACTTACCAAAGGTGGTATTATCGTTGGCAGTGATGACGGTAAAGCACACGGAGTTAAACCTCGTTGGGCTGAAGTTTATAAAGTTGGCAGTGAGTGCGGAATTGATGTTAAGGTAGGGCAATGGGTATTAATTGAGCACGGTCGGTGGACTCGTAAGATTAAGATCGATGACGGCGATGGTGAGAAAGAGTTTCAAAAAGTAGAAATAAAATCTATCATAATTGTTGCCGACGAAAAGCCCAATGACTTTTATATCGGAAAAGAATACACTCACGGTAGCAGTATGGATATTAATCCAGAAGACTTCATGCCAGGCAACTTATCTAAAACAGGGTAATGGGTTTTAAAAAAGGCTGGGACATTCCTGAGATCATTTCTCAGATACATTCACTTGCTAGAGAATGTTCCAGTCCGCACAACGATGGATTTACTGCATTTGAATGTAAGAAAGATCTATATCAAATTCAGTCCATTATTAACGATACCTTAAAACGAGCACCTTCCTTCGGAAATGATGAAGAAGAGTGGTTGACAAAACAAGAACAACAGCGTATACTTAAGATATTAAAGTCTTAAGGAGATACGAATGACAAATCCATTTCGCGATCAAGCGAAGTTTATGACTGCCTGCGGTCAATCTGTAAGCGAAATCAATAATGCTCAATACGCAATGTATTTGGATCTAATTGATGAAGAGCGCGAAGAACTAAAAGAAGCTATTGTTGCAAGCGACCGTGTAGAACAATTAGATGCATTAATTGACATTCTAGTTGTGACTGTTGGAGCAATTCATTCAGGCGGATTCGATGCCGAAGCGGCATGGAACGAAGTAATGAAAACTAACTTTGCTAAAGTAGATCCGGAAACTGGACTAGTACGTAAACGTGAAGATGGTAAAGTTCTTAAGCCCGAAGGCTGGACTGCTCCTGAACTATCACCATTTGTAAAATGAAAGTAGGATTTACTGCATCAACTTTTGATTTACTTCATGCCGGGCATGTACAAATGCTGCGTGAAGCAAAAGAGCAGTGCGACTATCTTATCTGCGGATTACAAGTAGATCCGTCCGTTGATCGTGCAAATAAAAATGCTCCTATACAAACTATTGTTGAACGTTATACACAACTTAAAGCAGTAGGATATGTAGATGAAATTATTCCGTATGGTACTGAACAAGATCTAGAAGATATCTTGACAATGTATCATATTGATGTTAGAATATTAGGAGAGGAGTATAGAGATAAAGATTTTACTGGTAAAGACATTTGCCGTAAACGAGATATCGAACTATACTTCAATAAACGAGATCATAGATTTAGTTCAAGTGATTTACGTAAACGAGTGGCAGGAAGAGAGCAAGCTATTGATTGAAAGTGAACGCAAGAAAAAAGCAGCAGAGGCTGCGGGAAAACTAGCGAATGAGGTAAGCGCATACTTTGAAAATGGCGGTACCGTGACAACATACCCTAAGTACAAACGAAGCGAAGTCGTAGAGTACAAAAGAAAATGGGGTGCAGCAAAAGGAAAGAAGAAAAATGTCGAAACAAAATGATGGACCATTTACACAAGCATTTGAAAGCGATCTTTCAGGTGTAGTACGTAGAGAAATTACAACTTATCGATATCGTAGTGATGTGTTGATTAAAGAAACTGCAACACGCACATATCAGCAATCAGGCGATTATAATGATACAACATCGTCAATACCATTACCGGAGTTAAAATAACATGCCTATTCCAGAAAAAGTATTTGTACCTGCGGCAAAAGATCCAAGCCGTGGCCATTTTTATGTCAGTCTTGTAAAGAGTGCTCTACGTATTGTAGCAGGTGTAGCATTTGCCGGAACAGCATTTGGTTGGGGCTCTGTATTTGCAGGTGGATGTTTGCTTATCCTAGCAGAACTGTTGGGAATTTTAGAGGAAGTAGTATAATGGTATACAAAACTGTTTACACAGAAGTTGAAGTCGAGGTTGATATTAGCGACTTTGACACAGAAGACTTGTTAGACGAACTAGAATCACGCGGCGAGAAGCATATTGAAATTGCACCAATTTCGCGATATGAAGCAGCATTTTTAAGAAGTTTGCTTGATCAAGCTCGTGCAACTGGTATAACAAATCCACCAGGTGTTAGCCTGTGGGATCTAGATGAGAAAATTAAGGAACTAACATGAAAGAACTATGGGTAGAGAAATACCGTCCTAAGAAGGTCGACGGATATGTGTTTAGAGATGCACATCAACGTAAACAAGTTGAAACTTGGATCAAAGATCAAAGCATTCCGCATCTGTTGTTAAGCGGAAGTGCAGGTATCGGTAAGACTACCCTTGCTAAAGTTCTTATTCAAGAACTAGGTATTGAAGATTTTGATTTACTAGAAATCAATGCGTCACGTACTAACAGTGTTGAAGATGTCCGTGATAAGATTACAAACTTCGTACAGATGATTCCGTTTGGTCCATTTAAAGTTGTGCTACTTGACGAGGCTGATTACTTGAGTCCTAACGCACAGGCAGCGTTGCGTGGAGTTATGGAAGAGTATCATGCAACTTCGAGATTCATTCTTACATGCAACTATCCTAACAGGATTATTCCAGCAATCCATAGTCGATGTCAAGGGTTCCACGTTGAACGAACTGATCATAATGAATTCACTGCCCGTGTTGCTACTATTCTTGTTGAAGAAAACATAGAGTTTGATCTTGATACACTTGACAACTATGTTAAAGTGACATATCCAGATCTCCGTAAGTGCATTAACCTTGTGCAACAAAATGTCAATGAAGGCGTACTTGCGGCACCTAGCAAAGGTGATCAGGGTGCAGCTGACTGGAAGTTTGACATGGTCATGCTGTTTAAGGCAGGCAAAATTACAGAAGCACGTAAAATGCTATGTGGTAAAATTCGTGCAGAAGAAATGGAAGAAGTTTATCGTTGGTTGTATGACAACATCGAAATCTTCGGTACTGATGACAATCAAGATAAAGCTATACTTGTTATCAAGCAGGGCCTTGTAGATCATACAATTTGTGCAGATCCGGAAATCAACTTAGCAGCAACATTAGTGAGGTTAGCAAAACTTCTATGACATATCTAGTCACTGATAATTGTATTAAGTGTAAACATACAGACTGTGTTAGTGTTTGTCCTGTAGACTGTTTCCACGAAGGTCCTAACTTCTTAGTAATTAATCCCGACGAGTGTATTGATTGCGGTGTATGTGTTCCTGAATGTCCGGTTGGGGCTATTGTAGCCGATAACGATGCTAATACTGATATTGCTTTTTGGTTAGATATTAATACTAGACTAAGCAATAAATGGCCTGTTATTACTCAACAAAAAGATGCATTGCCTAACGCGGCAGAGTGGGATGGGGTACCTAACAAAATTAAACTTCTTGAAGAATGACCGATAAGAAAAAGTCTAATCTAGCCAAGGGACGACACAGCTTTGATGCCGACGTTGGTGGTACGCTAATTCCATTTTTTAATAGGAATGTATCTAAATATCCCACCGAAGCAGGCGGCCCTAACTTTGACCTAGTCCCTGTGACTAAGCAGAAAGATCTAATGATCAATCATGCTAGGATGTATGCCCAGCAAGAATATGATCGTATCATGGAACTTGTTAGTGTATTAGAAAAGCAGGCTGCACAGATTAAACGTAGATTGGATATTACAGATGCAGTACATGCTGCTGAATATGAATTTCAGCCTGTGATGGGTAAAGAGTACTGGTTGGTTTGGGATACTCGCAAAGAAAAGATGAGGCTAGTACTAGGAGGTCCTACTGATTGGTCTAGTAGTCCCCCTGATTGGTACGACTATCAAACACAAGTAAAATATATGGGCGACCACACATGGTTGGAAATAGAATGAAAGAAAAGTTTGTAAAATTATATATGGACTGGGCAGGACGTACTGCCGAACTCAGTCATGCTGAGAGACTACAAGTAGGCGCTGTTATCGTCAAAGATGATACTGTAATCAGCTACGGCTACAATGGTATGCCTGCAGGCTGGGACAACAATTGTGAAAATGTAGAATGGTGCAGTGCAGGTGGGTGGCTTGATCCTGAAGAGATCGAAACAGGTTGGCCATTCGAAGGTACTTACTTAGATGCTGATGGTAATGAAATGCAAGGCCGGTATCGACTAAAAACTAAACCTGAGGTGCTTCATGCGGAAAGCAATGCGATTGCAAAATTGGCTAAGTCTACTAACAGTGGTTTGGGTGCTAGCATGTTTATTACCCATGCTCCATGTTTGGACTGTGCCAAACTTATATACCAAAGTGGTATTAGCAGTGTTCTATATAGGAACGCTTATAGGGATACTAGTGGTATTGCGTTTTTGCAAAAGTCCGGAGTGAATGTAAAACAATTCGGAGAAGAAGAAGAATGAGTGCAAGATATATGATCGTTAGCTATTATCAACAAGCCAACGGCAAATGGGACGAAATCACTGAATTTAAAAACAGCATAAAGATGAAGCACACTCAGACCGCCAAGGTCATCTTAGACTTCAAAGAAAAGAAATGTGTTAAAAACTTACTTAACCCCAATGCTGGCTATGAGGATATGCTCGAATTTTACAAGCGGATGATAGGGGATCGGTTGACCCCCCATCTCCCTAAAGATTAAGTGTCGCCGTAGATTGCTAGTATCTCCTTTACTGCTTCATGACGTTCTACATCCTGTACATCAAATTGTACTAGGTCAACGTATTGATGTCCTTCAAAATTACGATAAAGTCCTAAAAACTCTAACAGTCCATTATTGCTAGGACGATCAGCTTGTTGTAGGTCTCCTGTGACTACCATCTTGCTGTCTGTTCCTAGACGAGTTAACAACATCTTCATCTGGCTAGGTGTTGTGTTTTGCATCTCGTCTGCAATAACTACTGCATTTTTAAATGTTCTACCACGCATATATGCTAAAGGACTGGTTTCGATTACTCCTTCTCTTACAAAGTTTTCGATTTCTCTAGCATTAAAGTTTTCGGCGAGTACATCAAAAATTGGTCTCGTCCATGGCGCCATCTTTTCATTTAAGTCGCCTGGTAGGAAACCGTGTTCCTCGTCTACTGATACAGCTGGTCGCGTTATGATGATTTTTTCAGCTGCGCCACTCTTTAATTGATCCACTGCCCACTGAACAGCCAACATGGTTTTGCCGGTACCCGCGGGCCCTATTGCAAATACTATCATTTTATTGGGATCATTCAGTTTGAATAAGTAAGTCTCTTGACTTAAATTCTTAGGATAGATTTGAACTCGTTTTCTTTTATCGTTCAATCTGCGGTCAATATTTATAACGTTGCTGTCAAAACGTGGGTCATATTGCTCTTTTCGCTGCACTTGCGCTCTTTTTCGCTTCATATAAGGCTTTCCCTCCTAGTATTGTGCTGGATCGGACCCTAAGTTCACTAGTGTCCGATACCCGAACACAACTGTATTTAACAGTCTAGAGGAAATGATATATGTTATGTTTAAATTTCCGCGATAAATACAAATGGAGATTAATCATGGCAGATATTAAAGATATTATTACAAACATCGAACAAATTTACGGCTCTAATAACAGCCTAGGTTTGCTCAAAGATTTCGAACGTGTTATCGACGAACTAGATGTGTACGTCTACGATAACTGGCTGGACGGCGAACTAGTTAGTGGTCCGTACGAAAGCCGGTACTTTGTTGAATGTACTTTTATGTGGCCTGAAGATAAGATGCCTGAACCCAAAGGTGGTCAGCGTCTATTAGAATACGGATGTAAAGTACAAGTCGCTGAAGACATGTTGTCAGTTGTAAGGAAAATTAAGAAGCCAGAAGACATACGTCCTGGCACTAAAAAAGGAAAGATTGATCACAAGAAAGTTTGGATGATCAAAATCAAGATGCCAAAGAAGTTAATGAAAGATATTAACCGTGGCTACACAGAATTAGATAAGAACAAGATTGAAGATATTGTTAGCTCATCCGGAGTTAACGCACATATTGATCCAGCAGAACAACAAGCACAGGAGATGGCAAATGCAGAACAACCAGCAGCTTGATGAAGGACTTCGTCCTATGGACCTACAAGAAATGGTCCACTCCGTTTTTGAAATTGACAGCTTTAAGTCCAAGATGGGCGAAGACCGAGATGTTTGTGTTGTAAGTTTCAAAGTTAAAGATCGTAGTCCTGCCAAGGACATGATGGAATTCATTGAGAAAGGATATCCGTTTGTTTTAGATGCTGATATTAGTTCAGGTGAGGACAACAAAGGTGAATATTCTGTTTTCGTTGAAATGTCTAGGACTCCGCAGTTATCAGAAAACATCAAAGACTTGATGTACGGTGTGACTAAGTTAACTGGTATCGAGGGTTTCAAATTTAAATATTATAAAGAGTCTCAAGTACACGAAGCAACAGGTGAAAATCTTTCACAACATATTCCTTCCACAGCCAATGCTTACGATGGATTTGTTAATAAAATGAAAGTTGAAAGTGTTAAATCATTTTTCAATAAAACATTAATGGACAGTCTAAGTCTAGATAACGATATTATTACTATTCACAAACCGTTTGACAAACAAGTTAAGCTGCGGTGGCTAAGTGAGCAGGATCCTCAGGCAGTGGTAGAAGGTGCCATGGACTTAGACGAAACAGCTACCGCTGAAATGTTTTGGTTAACTAAAGTATTAGGTGACTACAACATTAGCAAGTTTGGAAATAAGTTTCTATTCACAAACGGTGATAGAGCTATGTTATTACAAAGGACAGAATAATGAGTGCAGAACATTTTAAATTTACATTCACAAAAGACCAAATCAGAGATCTAATCAAAACAGAATCAGATGCTTGGTATGAAGCAATGTGTGAGGTGTTGCCACTGTGGCAAATTGATACACCTGCTCGTGTTGCAGGATTCATCGCACAATGCGGCCACGAAAGTGCTGGGTTTAAAGTTTTAACAGAAAACTTAAATTATAGTGCTGACGGGTTAAACAAAATATTTCCAAAGTATTTTGTTAAAGCAGGGCGTGATGCTCAAGCATACAATCGTCAACCAGAAAAGATTGCCAATGTAGTTTATGCAGGACGCATGGACAACGGTGATGAAGCAAGTGGTGATGGTTGGAGATTCCGTGGCGGCGGCTTGATCCAATTAACTGGTCGTCACAACTATACAAAATTCGCTGCTGCTATGAAGATGAACTTAGAAGAAGCCTGTGAATATGTTCGTACTAAGAAAGGCGCACTTGACAGTGCTTGCTGGTTCTGGGACGAGAACAATATCAATCAGTACTGCGATAGTGGCGACATTATTACTATGACCAAGCGTATCAATGGTGGTACTATTGGATTAGAAGATCGTAAGCAACATTGGGAACATGCTCTGCATGTGTTTGATCCTCATTGGACTGCGCCTGCAGAACCTGCATTAGTTTTAGAAACTGTTCGTAAAGGATCTAAGGGCCCCGTAGTAAAAAAGATGCAAGAGGCTTTGGGCTTGAACGCAGATGGAGATTTTGGTCCTGGAACCGAAAAAGCACTGATGGCGTGGCAAACAGCACAAGGCCTAACAGCCGATGGTATAGCTGGTCCAAAGACTCTGGGAAAACTACTAGGATAACAATGTTTAGCTCTATTAAAATCGCATTGGCGTTATTTGTTCTTGCATCTGCAGGAGCAGGATATATGTATGTAAAAAAGATTGAGGGTGACTTACAGACTGCAAGAGAAAACGTTGCTAAGATGGAAGTTGCTATACAAGTTAGCGAAGCAAGTATTAAGATGATGGAAACAGATATCAAGCGTACAAGCGAGCTTAACATGCAGTTGCAAGGCGATTTACAGAAAGCAGAGAAGTATGGGGATGAACTTCGTGCTACTCTACAGAAGCACAACCTAACTATGCTGGCTCTAAAAAAGCCTGCTATGATCGAACAAAGGATGCAAGATGCAACTACTAAGATTTGGGCTGACATCACTACTGATACTGACCCTAGCAGGGTGCAGTCTCCTGCGCCCGGAAGCAAAAGTAATAACGGTAACTAATACTGTAAAAACTACAGTGCCTCCGGCTGCAAGGCCTAAGCCTGTACAGATGAACAATATTAAAATCTATGTTGTTAATAAAGACAACTATGATCTGTTCGTTGAAGAATTCACTAAGAAAAATGGTGAACTAGTATATATTGCTATTAGTGTTAAAGACTATGAAAATTTATCGTTAAACATAGCAGAGCTAAGAAGATATCTTAATCAACAAAAAGAAATAATTGTTTATTACGAAGAAGCAACTAAAGCAGAAGACATAAAACCAATATCTAAATAAATATTTAAGTTAGCATAGGAGCGAAGTTATGCCTAGATTAGATCCTTCAGATTTACAAAGTCCAACACCGGTAGCTGCACCTGCGGCGGCGGCCTCTCCTGTAGCAACATCGCAAACAGGAGCGTTATCACAAATGAGCATTCAAATACCAGAAACCCCAACAGCAGGCGATAGTCCGTTAAACTCGTCAGCTGTAATGAAAGACGTCGAAGGCAACCCATTTAAAAAATGGATTTATCTAGCAGCAGCAGTTGATAGCTGGAGGATTTGGCCAAGGGCATTTATGAGTATATACATTATTTTAGTATACAAAGTTGTGACTTGGTTTATGACTGTACCAACACCTAATCTAGAACAATCTGGATTAGTATCAATTATTGTTGGTGCTGGTGCAGCATGGTTTGGTTTATACTTAGGTAGTTCACCAAGAAAATAAAAATTTTTACTGAGTTAAAAATAAACTTAAATAAAAGGACTGCTTGACACAGTCCTTTTTTTATTGTATAATGATACTATGGATTATTACTCTACACTCGGATTAACACGTGGCGCATCAGACGCCGATATCAAGAAAGCATATCGCACTATGGCGATGAAGCATCATCCCGACAGGGGTGGTGATGAACAAAAATTTAAAGAAATTGCAACGGCATACGAAGCATTAACTGATCCCCAGAAAAGACATATCATTGATATGGGTGGTGATCCTAATGCACAACCCGGTCGAAACAATCCCAATCAAGGCAATCCATTTGAATTTCACTTTGGCACAGGTAATATGGAAGACATATTCAACAACTTTGGCTTTAGTGGGTTCAATCGAAATCTTCGTAAGAATAAATCATTGAATATTTCTGTAGAAATTACTCTAGAAGAAGTATTAACTGGCAAAGACATTGCAGCAGAGCTAGGGCTTCCGACCGGTAGGAAGAAGATGATTAATATTCAAATACCCCCGGGTATAGAACACGGTCAACAAATTCGATATGAAGGTATGGGAGATAATGCAATACCTAATCTGATGCCAGGAGATCTTATAGTTAATGTGAATGTGCTTCCTCATAGATCTTTTAAAAGAGAGGGCACGTCATTAACTATCGATAAAGAAATCAATGCATGGGATGCTATTCTCGGAACATCCATAGAGATAAAAACACTGGGCGGAAAATCACTGTCGGTTAACTTACCGCAAGGCACACAGCCTGATACTACATTTAGAATACCAGACGAAGGATTGCCAGATATGAGAACTAGACGAAGAGGTAATCTTCTTATTAAAATTAAAGTTAAAATCCCGAAAGATTTAACTCAAGCACAGTTAGAAAAAATTCAACAGGTGCAACATGGAATTTAAACTAGGACCGCACAATTCTTTAGTAGAACAAAGTACTCCTTGGGACTTTGCAAGTGATATCGGTGCAAAAGATCTAGAAAAACAAATGTGTTCTTTTATGATCGAAGCAAAAGGCATAGGGCTTGCTGCTAATCAATTAGGATTAACTAAGCAAGTATTCGTTATGGGCAGCTATAGTATAGCGGGCTTTCCAGAACCGTTCGCCTTGTTTAATCCTAAGATACTAGAAGCAAGCAAAGAAGAAGTTCTAGACGAAGAAGGTTGTCTTAGCTATCCGGGATTGTTTTTAAAAGTAAAACGTCCTAGCTGGATAATTGTAGAATATCAAAACAGCAACGGTGATACTATCGAAGCCAAGTTTGATGGATACTTAGCAAAGTGCTTTCAGCATGAGTTAGATCACCTAAACGGCATCTGCTTTGTTGACAAAGTAGGTCAAGTGAAGTTAAAATTAGCTATGAAGAAACTTAGGAAAAACAAATAATATGATCGAACCAAGCAAAGATTTACAAGAAATATTTGAAGGTGCAGTAGAGCATTCTAAAGCACTTGACCACGAATACATTACTATCGAGCATATCGTCTTCGGCATTTTGAGTGACAAGAATTCCTTTGAACTTCTAAAGTCATACGGGGCAGATGCTGTTTTTATTAAAACAAATTTAGAGCATTATCTAAAAAACAATCTCAATGACATTAAAACTAGTAATCCTAATGTCAAACCTAAAAAGACTAACAGTGTTGAGCGTGTGCTTAACCGTTGCTTTACGCAGGTATTGTTCAGTGGACGGCAGCGTATGGAAGTTGCTGATGTTATTATCAGCGTACTCAGTGAAAAAAATAGTTTCGCTTACTATTTCCTTACCAAGGGAGGAGTGACAAAAGAAAAGTTTGTTAAGTATTTCCAAGAAAATGTAATGCCGCAGCCCGAAGAAGAAGAAGATCATCAAGTGTCAGAAAACCGAGTAGCTAATGTAAGTCAAGCCGATAGGATTTTAAATCAGTTCTGCACAAATCTTTCATTGAAAGCCAAGCAGCGTAAAATTGATCCGGTTATTGGACGTGAAGAAGAAATTGAAAAAATTCAGCTAGTTCTTGCTCGTCGAAATAAGAGCAATGTATTAATGGTAGGTGATCCAGGTGTTGGTAAAACTGCTATTGCTGAAGGTATTGCACTTAAGATTCTTAATAAAAAAGTACCTAAGTTTATCCAAGACCACCAAGTATACACACTTGATATTAGTTCGTTGCTAGCAGGTTCTAAATATCGCGGTGACTTTGAAGAACGTGTTAAGGGTGTACTTGCTGCACTTGAGCGTAAGGGCAATATTATTTTGTTTATCGACGAAGCACACATGATGAATGGTGCAGGCGCAGGCGGTGGTAATAGTTCAAACGATATGGCTAATATGTTAAAGCCTATCCTTACCAAGGGTGTTATTAAACTAATTGCATCAACTACTTGGGAAGAATATCGCAAGCACTTTGAAAGTGATCGTGCATTAATGCGTCGATTCCAGCGTGTTAACATCGACGAGCCTAGTGCAGAAATGACTGTTAAGATTCTCAAAGGTCTTAAGAAGCATTATGAACAACATCACAATGTTAAGATCAGCGATGCTGCTATCGAACAAGCAGTTAAGTTGTCTATTAAGTATATGGCTGACAAGAAACTTCCAGACAAAGCTATTGACATCATAGACTGTGCTTCTGCAAGATACAAGTTGAAAGACGATGTAGAGATGGAAGGCGTAGAACAAATTGTTGACATCGAACAAGTCACTTACGAACTTAGTAAGATGATTAACATGCCTTTGGAAACTGTAGCTCAAAAAGAAAGCAAAAATCTTGCTTCATTAGAGAAACAAATGAAAGGAGTTGTGTACGGACAAGATACTGCTGTAGAAACATTACTTGATAAAATCTTTGTTGCACAAGCAGGTATGAAATCACCTAACAAGCCTATCGGTAGCTTCCTATTATCTGGCCCAACTGGAACAGGTAAAACAGAAACTGCTAAAACTCTAGCAGAAAAGATGGGCATGGAGTTAATACGATTTGATATGGGCGAGTATCAAGAAAAGCACAGCGTTTCACGTTTGATTGGTGCTCCTCCTGGATATGTCGGCTACGAAGACAATGCAGGTATGTTGATCACTAAGCTGCAAGAACATCCTAATGCTGTACTATTGCTTGACGAAGTTGAGAAAGCACACCCAGATGTTATGAATATCCTATTAGCATTTATGGACAATGGCTTTGTCACTGGTTCAAACGGAAAACAAGCAGACGGAAGAAACTGTATTCTGCTTATGACATCAAACCTAGGTGCCCGTGATAACGAGAATAACAATATCGGATTTGGTGAAATGGAGAGAGACGGAGAAGATGACAAAGCAGTTAAGAAGTTCTTTGCTCCAGAATTCCGTAATCGCTTAGATGCTGTTATCAAGTTTACTAAACTAGGCACTGAAGTTATACATCAGATTGTTAGAAAGTTTGTAGGCGAACTTAATACTCAGCTTAAAGACAAAGGCATTGAAATCGTTCTTACAGACGCATCTACTAAGTGGTTAGCAGACAAGGGCTATGATAAAAAGATGGGTGCTCGTCCGCTAGCACGGTTGATTGACAATGAAGTTAAAAGTCCGTTAAGCCGTAGAGTATTGTTTGGTGATCTTATCGAAGGTGGGCGTGTGACCATCGATATTGTTGAAGGTAAACTCGACTTTATAATTTCTGAAATTCCTAAGCCATTAACTAAAGAAGAGAAAAAAGCAATGAAAGCTCAGAGAGCGTTAGATGCTGCACAGTCCAAGGAACAAGATGTTATCAACGAAAACCAAGACAACTAATAAGAAGTTCTACAATAAGTGGCTTTATAAGACTACTCTACAAGTTAGTGGTGCTGGTATCTTTAGAATGGCGGCGTTAGGAGACATAAAACTATTATGTAATCTTACAGAGGCGCCCTTACATGCGTTTCGTCAATCAGTATGGCATAATAAAGAGTTGATAGACAACATCTGCAACTTTTTATTGCCATACAACAAAAGCGACTACGCTACTAGGATAGAAAGTAGACAGATCGACTATTATACAAACGATAAATTGTTCTATGATGCTATATCTGAAAAATTTGAATCGTATGTTGTTCATAGATTCGAACCAGGTGCAAACATCGACTTGTTAGATGCATCTACTATTATGGTTAAAAAGCTACCTAAGAATCAGTATCAGTACAGAGCTTATCTCCTTCCACATAAAATGGCAGGAGATAAAGAGGCTAAACAAAAGTATCTCGATTGGATCAAGTCGCAATCTACTAGAATTACCTGTACTGAGTCGTTGCAGTCATGGTTTATGCACACTGACTGGAATTGGGATAGAAGATATGTATTGGTGCAAGATGAAGCAACATTGCTTATGCTAAAGTTGCGTGATTCAACAGTTTTAGGGCGGATATACAAGTTTGTAGTTTCCGATAAATAATAATATGGGCTTCGAAACATTAAAATTATTAGAAAATATCACTGTATCGTCTGCATACGGTAGAGACTATCAAGCTGGGTCTGACGCAGACACTGTATTTTACTCCGATAAAAACAGAGGAGCAGGATATTATAAAAACGGCGATGGTATACACACCTTGTTATTCCACGCAGAAGGCTTGCTAGGAACTATCACTATACAAGCTACACTAGAACTTTATCCGGGTGACAGTGACTGGGTTGACGTACATACAGAAACATTTGATGTAGATAGCTCAAACTCCAGCAGAAGCACAACAATCACAGGCAAGTTTGTGTTTATACGTGCTGCATACCACATCGAAGACGGTGAAATCATCAGTGTCCGTTATAATTCCTAAGTTGCGTTAAACGATAAATATAGTATCAACTTATGGAAGATACGTATGAGAGATATTTTATCAAAATTAGATGCTATCGTTAGCGAAACTGCACTAACAGACAACGACACCATACAAGCAAAGCGCAACACTGATTTAGAACAGTTTGAAATCGGTGACGAGTTTGGCATCAGCTTTTCAGAAGATCACGAAATTGCCACTACTATTGTAGACATGCTGGAAGACGGCATTGTTATCGAACTAGACGATCATGCTTTAGAAATGTTAACCAACGAAGGCCTACAGTTTTTAGAAGGCGAACTAGTAGAAGGCGTTGCCGGTCCACAAAAATGTTGGAAGGGCTACAGAAAAACTGGAACACAAGCAGGAACTGGTAAAAACGCAGGGAAGCGTGTAAACGACTGCGAAAAAATTGGGGAAGGTTCTAATCCTGAATACGACGACGAAGCAGGAATGGCTGACAATAACCTAGAAACGATGAAACGTGCTGTTCAAGGTATCGACAACATCATTCATGCAGGCGATAATCTCCCAGAATGGGTCCAAGAAAAGATTGCAGTCGCAAAATCCATGCTAGTCACCGTTTGGGATTACATGGCTTCTGAAGAATCTAGAAACAACGAAAGCATTAAAACAGAAGCTGAGTATCAAGGACGCAAGGTACAACTAGGCAAAAAAATGGCAGGCGATGTTAAAAAATCAAAAGTATATGTAAAGAATCCACAGGGCAATGTGGTCAAAGTAAATTTTGGCGACAAGAAGATGCGCATTAAAAAATCCAATCCAGCACGTAGAAAGAGTTTCCGTGCCAGACATAACTGCTCTAATCCAGGGCCAAGACATAAAGCAAGATATTGGTCTTGTAGGAGCTGGTAATGCTATTACGTGAAATGTTTTCGCCTATTGGCGCACCTAAAGATGAGACCGAAGAAATAAACTGGCTCGACGATTTAAAGTTTTATATCGACAACGATGATAAAATGTTAAATCGATATTTCTTTCCAGCAGTAAAGCGACATAAAGAACACAAGGGAAATCCCAATGCATTCAAGGTTTATATTAGACCTATCGAACATTGCCTAGATCATTACTGTCAAAAATATGACATTGACGACCGTGAAAAAAAGTTTCCTAAAGAAAAACTAATAGACCTTGCTAGGCACTTCGCTGAAGATCAAGAAAAGTTTATTGGTAAAGGCGATTACGAATAATGCTGTTAAGAGAACTATTTGAAGGTGGCAGCAAGCATGTCACATTTTGCTTTGGTAGATTTAATCCACCAACACTAGGTCACGACCAGGTTTTCAAAACTATGAAAAGCCAAGGTGGTGAGATGCGAATCTTCACCAGCATGAGCCAAGATAAGAAAAAGAATCCATTAGATTATCCTACTAAAGTAAACTTTTTAAGAAAACTATTTCCACAGTATGCAGAGAGTATTGTTCAAGACACTAGTCTCAACACTATTGTAAAAGTTGCTACCTATCTTTATGAGCGTGGCTACAGAGATGCTACGTTTGTAGCGGGTAGCGATCGCATAGACGATATGAGTAAGCTATTAAAAGATTATAATGGTGTGGAAGGCAAGAGTCACGGATACTATAAGTTTGATGTACTAGACTTTAAGTCAAGTGGTGAAAGAGAAGACGGGGCTGAAGGCGTTGCTGGTATTAGTGGAACTCTTGCTAGAGAAGATGCTGCTAACAACGACTTGAAAAAATTTGCAGAACATACAGGTGCAGGCGAGTTAGCTAAACCGTTGTTTGACGCTGTACGCAAAGGATTGGGTATTAGCGACAGCGTAGAGGAAAATACTATGAGAGCTAAAGAATTTGAAGTTAAGCCAAGAAACTTTGTGGCAAAGAACGCTAAGATGGGCGGCGCTGGCGCACATAGAGATAAAAAGAAGGCAGAGAAGCAAGGTGACCTTAAGCATAAAGCTAAACAGATTCCTATGGAAGGCATTAGTTTAGATGAAGCATACATTAACACTAGCAATGATGCTGTTGAAGTGTTAGCTAATCTACGTAAGATTGGTAAGTCGATCGAACGAGGCCAAGGCAGTTATAAAGGCAACTTAGCAAACGAATATGCTAACGATGTTTGGGACGTATACAGTTTTATTGAAGCAAGGACTAAAGGCTTTAGAGACGTTGACAAAAATGCAATGGCTGCAATTGATGCAATGATGGACCTACGTAAAGAAGCAAAAGGCATGGAAATGACCCCAGGTTCAGGTAGTAATGCAAGATTCGGAAATCAAATTGCAACTGTGTTATACTCCGTAATGGAGTATCTATATAAAACTAAGTTTGATAGAACTAAAGAAGAAAGTATAGCAGAAGGCCCCAACGACGGAAAAGAAGATAACTTTACAATTGATGATATTAAAAAATTAGAAAGAATTCGAGATCTTGAAACACTTAAGGCACAGGCTAAAGAATTGGTCAAGGGCAAGCCTGCTCGTAGAATGAAGGCGGAAAAAATTAGATGGTTCTACAATCATATTGATACTCTTAAAAACCCGTCAGCCGTTATTAGAATGATGTATGACTTGATGCTTGCAGGCGAAGGACATAAAGTTATTGGAAGCAGAAACAGTACATCCTCTAATTCTTATCGAACAAGATTTGGAGAGCAAGGTGTGGCGGAAAGAGTAAGAGATCCAGAAGATTGGGACGAAGGTAATACTGAGCCAGGTAATAATTTTGCAGTATACATTAATGGTAAGAAATGGAAAGTACTTCCAGGGCCAGCAGGTGCATATGCAGATAGTCCGGAAGAGCGTAGAGAGTTTGCTAGATTGCAAGCTATGGCGCAACGTAAGTCTCAAGAGTCTGGCAAGAAGTGGGAAGTACATATTACTGGTGAACCGGCAACAAAATGATAGACGAACTTGCTGATATTAGACGCCTAGCAGGCATTACTGAGTTTAAAGGTCTACAGCCCTACGGCGGTAGTAATATTAGCGTCACTGGAAACGAAAAAGGCGAGTTAATGAAAAAGCACAACATCAAGCCCGGAACGCCCGAATGGTTTAAGTTGTGGTTTAGCAAGCCATATCTAACAGGAGAGAAGCCTGTATGAAATCTAGTGAATTTGTAATAGAAAAGAAAAAACGCAAAAAGCGTAAGGCTCGCGGTGCTGCATGGGGTCCAGGTCCTTACGGCGGCTACGGCTTTGCTACAGGATACAGCGGAGATGGTAGTGGGGCCGCTGCAGGTGGCGACGGAGGCGGTGGTGGCGAAAGCATCGAGTTTGACGAAGGCATTAAAGATACTTTAATAAATTTAGGCATCAGTGCTGCTATAGCAGGTGGTGCAATGGGCGGTTTAACTATTAAGCAAGCTCTAACTAGTCCAACTATTCCTACTGCAACAAAGATTGAAATTGTACAGCAGGCTAAACTAGAACAGCCCGCCATTGAAAAACTAATCGGCGAGATAAAACAAGAACAACAACAAATTAAACAGCAGTCTAAACTTGCTCCCAAGACTAGCATTAAACCAAAGTCTCGTCCAAAAGACCTAGGCCAACCTAAAATTGTTAGTGCTACAGGCACACCTGCAGAAGCACTGCTAATGAAAACTGCAAGAGCTGCTGGCATTAAAAGTACAGAGCTTGCTGCGTTCTTAGCACAGTGCGCACACGAGTCGCATGACTTTAAGACTATGGTAGAATACGGTGGCAGTTTAGACTTCCGTAAGTATGATCCCAAGTATGCTCCTAAGAAAGCTAAAACACTGGGCAACACCAAAGTAGGTGATGGTGCTAGATTCAAAGGCAGAGGCTTTATACAAATCACAGGTCGCTACAACTACGGCATTGCAGGTAAAGCGATCGGTATGGATTTAATCAAGAATCCCGAACTAGCAGAAAAACCAGAAGTTGCTGCTAAGATTGCAGTATGGTTTTGGCAACATCGTGTACAGCCGAGAGTAGATAACTTCAAAGATGTTGAAGCAGTCACTAAGCCTATTAATCCTAGAATGAACGGTCTAGCTGATCGTAAAGATAACTTCAATAATTATATGCAGGTAGCTATGAGATGAAAGCTCATGAGTTTATTACCGAAAACTTTGCGGATGGTAAGAAGCCAGGCCGTAAGGGTCTAGCAAAACGCAGTGGTGTAAATACTAAAGCAAGTGTTGGCAGTTTAAGAAAGACTGCTAAAAGTTCAAGTGGTGAAAAGCAAAGGATGGCACACTGGCTTGCTAATATGAAAGCAGGAAAAGCTAAGAAAAAATGACTCAAGCAGATCTAATTCATTATATAAAAAAATATAAAGAGCACGAAGCACGTAGAGCAAGTACCAATGAGCGCAATGCTTATTGGCAACAACATGCAGAACGTAAAGACTATGTACCGCAATCACAAGCAAGATTTGAACACGGATAATATAAATAATACACTATGAGAATACATGAATTATTAGAAACAGCTACAACAGGTGCAACGTCCGCAGGCAATATTGCAACGGGACCTGTCGCTGCCTTTAAAGCTGATAAATCATACACAGGCTCACCTGGCAAGCCTGGAACAAAAGCACCTAAACAAGGTAAAGTGAAGATGCAAAAGCCAACAGATAACGCACTTAACAGCAAAACCGGCCTCATGACAGGGCAAGGTAATATTATCAAAAGATAAATACATTATAGACCATTAGGAATCAAAAAATGAACTTCAAGTCATTACTTAACAAATTAGACAGTATGGAAGCGCCAAAATCGACACCAGCTGCGCCGCAATTAGATAAAGCTGTACAGCTTAACGAAGACGCTCAATTACGTGTTTTAAGCGGACGTACTACTTACGTTGCTGAAGCTAAGAAAAAAGCCGATGAAGAAGTTGCTGAAGAAATGAAAGTGGGAGATAAGAAAAAGTCTGCTACTGGTGGCACTATTGAAAAAACTGCTACAGGAATTAAGCACACTGCGGGCAAGAACTACAGTGGTAAAGCTGCTGAAAAAGACGAAAAGAAGAAAGACGAAGCAGTTAAAGAAAGTTCCGATGCACAAAAAGCTGCTCGTTCTAAGTTCATGGACATGGTAAAAAGCAAAAAAGGTCAAGCTGCTCTATCCACTGCCAAAGCACAACCTAAAGAGAAAGTTTCACTTAAGAAAGCTCCTTGGGATGACAAGAAAGATGAGTCTGTTAAAGAAAGTAAGAAAGAAGCTGACGGCAAATTACCATCAATGGCACACATTAAGAAAATGTGCCAGGATGGAAAATCTGTAGCAGAAATTTGTAAAATGCATCCCGATTGCAACCAAAAAGAATTAAAACAGATGATTTCTGATTGCAAAAGCAAATTGGAAGAAGGGGCTAAGCCAGACTTCCTAGACATGGACAAAGACGGCGACAAGAAAGAGCCAATGAAGAAAGCAGTTGCTGATAAAAAAGCAGGTCCTAAGAAAGGTGTTAACCCATTTGCTAAGAAAACTGAAAGTGCAATGATGCCAAAAGGTAAAAAGCGTCCAGTTAAAGAAAGCGTAGAACAAAAACTATCTTTCAAACAAATGATTCAACTAGTACAAGAAAGCGGTGGCCAACAACAAATCGATCCAATGGACAAAGCATTGTTCAACTGGGCCGAGCGTGTTGCTAAATCTAAATTAGGTGAAGGCATGAAAGCAGAATTGTTTGCAGGTTTGATCTACGAGCGCAACGGTGGCGTATTTGAAATGTACGATGTACTAAGCGAAGACTCAAAGTAATTCCTCCAATTACTAATAAAAAGCCAGTCATAGGTTGACTGGCTTTTTTTATGGCTGTATAATATAGATTAACCCTAAGGAGATTATTATATGGCAAAGATGTACGGACCTGAAGAAAAAGCAAAGTTGGAACGACTTATTAACGAGGGTTCTAATGTATTGCGAGAAGTTGAAGACCTAACTGAAGGTCTTAAAGAAACTGTTAAAGCAGTTGCCGAAGAACTTCAAATTAAACCTAGCTGGATTAACAAAGCAATTAGAATTGCCCGTAAGGACAATTGGGCATCGCATGAAGAAGAGTGGAACGAAATTGAAATGATTCTAGGTGTCACTAAGAATCTTCCAGAGTCTGAATGATAGAACTATTTTCTGGAACATATCGTTGGGCTAAACGAGATTACAAAGAATGGCCGCTAAGGTTTATTTTAGAAATCTCAGCTTGGTTTATGAGCATTGTTTGCGCAGTGTGGATGGGATTAACTTTACCTAATCCTCCGTTTCTAATTTTATATCCGTTGTTTATTATGCAATGTGCTGTATTTGGATGGGCTGCTTGGACTCGTAAAAGTACAGGAATGGTTGCTAACTACTTACTGCTAGTCACTATTGATATTATAGCATTGATTCGCTTGATAAGTATGTAAGAGAAAGGTTTGATCAGCCACAATTGATTGTATTGGTATTTGCGAGCCGCAATTCGCATAAAGGAGAAATATGAGCTACGTTGACGCATTCTATGATCGCGACGAGGACATTATACGTGTCGTCGAGCGCAATGACAAAGGTGAAAGGCATTATAAAGATTATCCTGCCAGACACATCTTTTATTATAAAGACCCCAAGGGCAAGTTCCTTTCAATTAAAGGTGAACCATTAACTAGAGTGACTTCTAGGAATGTTAAAGAACACCGCAAAGAACTTGCAATTTATTCAAACAAAAAACTATATGAATCAGACATTAAGCCTGTATTCCGTTGTCTAGAAGACAACTATCTTAATCAAGATGCCCCCAAGCTAAACGTAGCATGGTTCGACATTGAGGTAGACTTTGATCCAGAACGTGGCTATGCTTCACCAGAAGATGCATTCATGCCAATTACTGCTATCGCTGTCTACCTACAATGGATGCAGACTATGGTATGTTTAGCAATTCCTCCTAAGACATTATCAATGGAAGAAGCTGAAAAGCAAGTAGCAGAGTTTCCCAACACAATGCTTTTTAAGAACGAAGCAGATATGTTAGATACGTTCTTAGACTTAATTCAAGATGCAGACGTACTAAGTGGCTGGAACAGTGAAGGATTCGATATTCCGTATACTGTTAACCGTGTCACTAAAGTTCTAAGCAAAGAAGATACTAGACGATTCTGCTTGTGGAATCAGTTGCCGAAGAAACGTGAATACGAAAAGTACGGCAAGACTGCTATTACATACGACTTCGTGGGTCGTGTACACTTGGATAGTTTGAACTTGTATCGTAAGTACACCTATGAAGAACGTCACAGCTATCGACTAGATGCTATTGGTGAGATCGAAGTAGGTGAGAACAAGACCGTCTACGAAGGCTCACTTGATCAGTTATACAACAATGACTTTAAAAAGTTTATTGAATATAACAGACAGGATACTATGCTTCTTGAGAAACTTGACAAGAAGTTAAAGTTTATGGATCTTGCTAACACACTAGCACATGAGTGTACTGTGTTGCTAATGACTACCATGGGTGCTGTGGCTGTGACCGAGCAGGCTATTATTAACGAAGCTCACAAGCGTGGCATGATTGTTCCTAATCGTATTAGCCGTGATGAGAACGTTGATACACAGGCTGCGGGTGCATATGTTGCGTTTCCTAAGAAAGGAATTCACGAGTGGATTGGCTCACTGGATATTAATTCACTGTATCCATCTGCGATTCGTGCATTAAACATGGGTCCAGAGACTATTGTTGGACAGTTGCGACAAGATGGTACTAACGACTTTGTTGCTGCTCAAATGGGCAAGGGTAAGTCATTCGCAGGTGCTTGGGAAGGTATCTTCGGAAGTTTAGAATATACTGCTGTAATGGAACGAAATGTCAGTCGAGATATTACAATTGATTGGGAAGATGGTGGAAGCGATACATTAAGTGCTGCACAAGCATACGACTTGATATTTGAAAGCAACCAACCTTGGATGATTAGTGCTAACGGTACTATCTTTACCTACGAAAAGGAAGGTATTATTCCTGGCTTGCTCAAGCGTTGGTATGCTGAACGTAAAGACATGCAGAAAAAACTCAAAGAATGTATTGCTGCCGGCAACAAGATTGAAGAAGAGTATTGGGACAAGCGTCAGTTAGTTAAGAAGATTAACTTGAATAGTTTGTACGGTGCTATCCTTAATGCTGGTTGCAGATTCTTTGATAACCGTATTGGACAATCAACTACACTAACTGGTCGTGCTATTGCACAACACATGGCTGGAAAAGTAAATGAAATTATCACAGGCGAATTTGATCACACAGGTAAAGCAATTATCTATGGTGATACAGACTCCTGTTATTTCTCAGCGTATGCCACGCTAAGAAAAGAAATTGACAAGGGCGCACTGCCTTGGACAAGAGAGAGTGTAATTGAACTTTACGATACTATAGGAGAAACTGTAAATGACACATTCCCAAAATTTATGCAAGATGCTTTCCACTGCCCCAAGACTCGAGGAGAGGTCATTAAGGCAGGTCGCGAGATTGTTGCTTCCAAGGGACTATTCATCACCAAGAAGCGATACGCAGTTCTCTACTACGACAAAGAAGGTAAGCGAGCAGACAAAGAAGGACACGGCGGAAAGATCAAGGCAATGGGACTCGATCTCAAGCGGTCAGATACCCCTGTTGTTATCCAAGACTTTTTAAGTGAAGTATTGACTCGTGTACTAAACGGTGAGACTAAAGAATCTATTCTAGAGTACATTACTGAGTTTAGAACTGAGTTTAAACTTCGTCCAGGTTGGGAGAAAGGCAGTCCTAAACGTGCAAACAAGATTTCAGAGTATCGAGACAAAGAAAAGAAAGCAGGCAAGACTAACATGCCCGGGCATGTCCGTGCTAGTTTGAACTGGAACACTTTGAAACGGTTAAACTCTGACAAGTATTCTGTGGCTATTATAGATGGTGCTAAAGTTATTGTCTGTAAGGTCAAAGATAATCCAATGGGGTATACTAGTGTTGCATACCCTGTAGATGAACTACGGTTGCCGCAATGGTTTAAAGACTTACCATTCAATGATGCAGAAATGGAAACTGCTGTCATTGATGAAAAGCTAGGAAACTTGATTGGAGTACTAGAATGGGATATCAGTTCTACAAGAAATGATAATACCTTCGGTAAACTATTTGACTTTGAGTAAATTCATGGTTGACATTCACATCAAGTCCAATTATAATATTAACATACATGGAGATTTCTAAATGAAAGATATTTTGCAAGACATTGTGTCGCATACACAAAACCTAGGCTTCTTAACTACAGTTAAAGTCACAGGCACAGAAAGCGGTACATCTATTAACTCAATGGCAGACGATCGTTCTGTTATTATGGAAGCTACTACTGCTGGTCCGTATCCAGATATGATCGGTGTCTTTGGTATGCCGCAACTTAACAAGTTGAAGTATTTGCTAGACGGCGCTGAGTATAAAGACAACGCTAAGATTACAATTACTACAGCAGAACGTAATGGCGACACATTGCCAGTGGGTTTACACTTTGAAAACAAAGACGGCGACTTTAAAAACGACTACCGTTTTATGAATACAGAAATTATCAACGAAAAGATGAAGACTGTCAAGTTCCGTGGTGTTAAGTGGGATGTAGAGATTGAGCCTACAGTTAGTTCAGTACAACGCTTTAACTTTCAAGCAGGCGCTAACAACGAACATCCTACGTTCTTAGCTAAGACAGATAGCGGCAACTTAAAGTTTATCTTTGGTGATGCTAGCACACATGGTGGTGAGTTTGTATTTGCTACGGGTGTTGACGGTAAGTTGGATCGTGGTTGGACTTGGCCAGTGATGCCGATCTTGAGTATTCTTAAGATTGCCGATGTTAATAACACTAAGATGTCGTTGAGTAATGAAGGTGCTATCCAGATTACTTTAGACAGTGGTCTAGCAACTTACAAATATATCATTCCAGCACAAGCGGCCTAAATAT